AGATAGAAAAGGATGGAACGGTGCATCTGACCATCATTCCGGGTAAGGTAAAGACTATCAAACTTTGACGGATATTGAATTGTTTGGGTATGGAGTGGGTAAATTTCAGTATATCACGGGTATTTGATGAGGAGAGCAATTAGTGTAAAATAGTTTTTACGCCTTGATGTTATAATCTTTACATAAAAGAAAACAATTCTATCGTTGAAGCTCTTACGTGGGATACCGCTTTCAAGAACATAAACGAACCAAGCGGATGGGCCATGAAAGGGATACATGAAGAAGCCTACCAATAAATCCGGCATCAATTGACATAACAAAATCGGATAACTGAAAAATTATCCGCTTTTAGTTTCTTTATTTCGAAAGAAAGATATATATTTGCAACGCTTTTTCAGAAAAGCACCCGATATTGCAGAAAAAACAGTTGCCGAAATGGCTCAGTTGGTAGAGCAATTCATTCGTAATGAATAGGTCCCGGGTTCGAGTCCCGGTTTCGGCTCAAGGGGGGTCAAAATGCTCCCTTTTTTTATTTTACGCCAATAGGCTATAAATCAATATATTACAAACCTAATCGACTGATCTTCAACGTGTTTAAGTAATCTTACTGATGATTACTTCCGTTACTGTGCATTACTTATCATTACACTGTTGAACTATTTGTGATACCAATTTGTTCCTGGTATCACAGCTGGTATCACACTTGGTATCACATTTACCATAATTAACAAATTATAAACTAAAAAGAAACAGTATGGAAACATGGAAAATCAAGCCGGTATTCGACAGAAAAAAGAAAGCAACACCGGAGAAATCAGCTAAGGTTGAAATTGAAATTAAATTCTCACGTACAGAAAGGAAATGGATCTCAACAGACATTGAACTGTATTCAAACCAATGGGATGGAGAATTTGTGGTACGTCACGCTAAATTCAAACAATTAAATAAAGCAATAACCCAATATGTAAAAAAGTTTGATGATATTATCAAAAATATAAGAAAAGAAGGAAAAGACATCAATCTAAAAAACTTTAATATTTTTTATAACGAAAAACACGTAAAGTCTAAATCGTCATTTTTAGATTTCGCTTATGACGAGTTACAAAGAAGGGATCTTAAATGGTCAACCAAACGAGCGCACCTTATAGCACTGGAAGCTCTAAAACGCTCCGGAGTAATTAAAACATTTGACGATATCACTCCTGAAAATATAGCTTTATTTGACAGGTTTATAAGAAGAGAAGATCCAACAAGAGGACAGACAACAATACATGGATACCATAAGAGAATAAAACCTTATATTAATGAAGCGCTTCGGCTTGGACTTATCGAGGACACACCTTACAGGGTATTCAAAGATAAACATGGTAGATATAAAACAAGACAGCCTCTCACAATGGACGAACTGCAATCTATCCGCAATATAGAGTTGAATGATCGACAATTACAAAAAGTACGTGACCAGTTTATATTTCAATGCTATACCGGCTTATCATGGGTTGACTTATACATGTTTGATTATGACAGATGTACTGTAGAACATAACGGAGTTGCATATATAGACGGAGAACGTATCAAGACCGGAACCAAATTTTACACACCTATACTTACTCCAGCAATGGAAATATTAAAAAAATACGATTATAAATTTACAGTCCCTACTGTACAGTCATTTAACAGAAGCCTTAAAATCATAGCTGAACTTATCGGCTTAAAAAAGCCCTTAACCAGTCACATAGCCCGGCATACATTCGCTACCACTGTTGTTTTAGCAAATGACGTACCTATCGAAACGTTGTCTAAGATGCTAGGGCACACAAAGGTTTCAGTCACACAAGTTTATGCAAAAATTCTAAATAGTTCAGTAGAAAAACATGCGGAAAAATTAAACAGTATTATATAAATCCATCCGTTGTGCTTATGAGTTATCGCTTTTAGTTCATAGGCACAACGATATCACCCTTGCCAACACGACAAGAGGTATCAGTCTATAAATGAACCTCTCTATACGTTCCATCGCATCACAGCAAGTAAACGACAGAAATACCAGTGAGGCACATCATCAGCATGTTCAAGCAATATGTTCAACTTATCTTCTTCCATATTCTGTTAACATAAAAAAAGCGGTAAAACCCGTTGGGGATTACCGCTTAATGCTAAATAGTTACTTTATTTTGCGTTTTTGAATATTTAATTTTATCTTTGCGCCATGAAGATAGCCCTTGATACATTGAAAGGCTACGTTGACCGTAGCTCACTAGTGTAGATGTATGGGGGGTATCTTTTTTTGCACCTTTAGATTGCAGAACAAAACTACAATTCGAAAAAATTATTTATCAATCTTTTTCATTTCCTTTGCTGTCATTTTAAGAGCTTTTTTAATTATAGGCAATTCTTTTTCTTGTGGCAACTGTTCAGGTTTGCGCCCAGTATTTTGTTCTACTATATTTCGGACTTGTCTTCCAACAGTATAGTGTGTTTGTTCTAAATTAGCTTGTCCAGATATTTGTTTACTCTTTATAAGCTCTTCGGTTTGGGTAACACGGAATAGATTGGCAGCAAGTTCGGTACGGCTCATTCTGTCAAATAGCTTTCCTTTTTTAACGCCACGTTTCTTTTCAAGCTTCCACGATTCCATATTATACATACCCAGATAACCTGCATTTTGAAACTTTGCATAATCAGTAACATTTGCGGCTTTTGCTGTTGAAGCGAGAGATTTGTTTCCATCTGCAAGTTCTTCACGTATTAGCACGCGGTCTATTTCCTGATTGTTTTCAATGTATAATTCAAATTTTCGTGTTTGCTGTGCGAAATAAGCTTGCGCCAATGCTACTTCTGGCTTCTTTGGATCGCCATTCATAGCAGCAAGATAACACGCAAAACGTGTAAGTTTGAAGTCTTGGAACTCAACACCATTATTATTGCGTTTCACAGCTATTATATTTTCATAATGAGGAATGTTGAGCGAAACAAAAGCCTTTGTCGCGCGGTCAAGAACTTTACAAAATGCTTTCATATCATTATATCCAAGCATAACCATTACTTCTGAGGCCCACCAATAAACGATGCCGTTTTGGTTTTTAAAGTCTTCAAAAGAAAGAATCGCATTGTTGTTTTCTTGTTCCATTTCCATCTATAATTTAAAATTCGGCTCAAAGATAGAATAAAGTATTTGTTATTCCAATAATATCATATAATTAAGATATATAATTTTATTGGATTTATGTATATAATTTCACGACTATTTTGTAAAAACGGTAATTCCAACAAGTCAAAGAACGCTTCTGTTCGATTATTATTTTTCCATTCCCTTTCTGCAATGTTCACATAAGAACTTTTTGGCTACAGGGAACATCTTTTGACCGACATATCCACTGAGATATTGCGCTTCCTCTCCATAAGGATCAATCCCGAAAGCCTTGGAGATATGCCGGCACAAATGACCTTTTTCGTGGTCCCACGAATTTTGAAACTCTTCGGGGGTAGAGGTTAGTGAGATAACCATTACTGTCTCTCTTCTCCTGTAGTCCGAATAGGTTAGACCGGTATTCATTCTGCCTTCAGTCAGATTGCGATACGCACGCTTGAGGGAATCCCCCCTGCATCCTATACGGTACAGGTCCATAATGATCCGATCCGCCCAATAGGTGTGTACCGCATAATACACTTTGACGTGCCAGTCCCCATATTTTGGTATGTAGAACTCCTGAACAATCATATCACATCCGACCAGATTACAGGAATCCCTTTACCTATACAGGTGGCAAAGAACTCGTCAAACGCCCTGCAAGGATCGCCATCAATATCATCAAGGTAGCACTTTATATGCTTGCACAAATGTGCCTCGTCAACCAATGATTTTTTATAGAAATCCGCTTTCAGCATGTTTGCGACATAAGCAACGTCATAACCCTTGTCGTGCTCGATGGTAATTCCGTTCGCTTTCAGCATATCGTCCACTTCGTCTTTGCTCCACGGCTCCAACTTTTTTTCTTTACCCGTGGTTTCGTCTTTCACTTTCATTTTTGAGACGGCCCATTCATAAAGTTTCTTGCTGAAATGAAAGCCGTATGCTTCCAGATATTCCCTCATGCCAGATGGGAATCTGCTGTATGTATCCAATCTCTGTTCCATAACCTTTGTTTAAAAAGAGGGGCATTCCACCCCTCCACCATTAATAAAACTCACCGTTGGCGCGTCTGCGTCTGCGTTCTCCCATGTCATCCATGCGGGGATATTCAGGGAAATAGCCGGGATATCTGCGTTCTCCCATACCTGATCCTGAATAATTTCTTCCGCCATCACGGAAGCCCATGTCTCCATGAATCTCTCTCATGGCCTTTTCGTAACCGTGGCGGCAGCCTTCCTTGTAGGCTTCTTCCACCTCGTCACCTCTCATTCCGAAGCCGCGTCCGTAATCGTCACGCCCTTCTTCTAATATTTCCCACATTCCCATAATCATTTCTTTGTTTTGGATGTTTCAACCACTCCGAGCTGTTCCATAAGCCGTTTGTTCAATTCCATAAGGTCAGACATGTTCTTGCTCATTTCCGACATTTGCCCTTTCAGAGAGGATATTTCCTGCTCCTGACGTTGTTTCTCGGCAAATTCAGGGTTCAAGAGCGTAAGCATCTTGTCACACCCTGCAATGACGGAATTGTGGAAGTCCATGCTGTTGATGATGTCTATGCTTTTCTGTTTCATAGAAGCGACCTCGTTATTCATAGCATCACGCGAGCATGACACTACGATATTCCCGTTCTGTCCGAAGTCGGCTATATCCATGCCGGCAGGAAGATTTTGGAATGTCGTGTTCTGCCCGTTGATGCAGACAACAACATCCACAACCATTTCCATTTGGGGCAACTGTCCCATAGGGGATGCCATAGGATATTTCGGCTTGGGAGCGGAAACGCTGACCACCGGACCGTATTCGATAAACGGGTTAGCATCCTTATGAAGTATATACAATTGGTTATTGGTACGAAGTGATTGAAACATGATTGTTTAATTTTAAGGAGTGTGGTTATTCCCATTTTGGGAACCACCACAAAACTCCATGTTAATTATTACTTGCTCCGTAAAGAAGCGGTTTCTACTGTAGGAGCCGGAGCCGTTGTCGGTCTGTACCCTCCATTAACAAGATACAATTCGTTGGTGTACTTGTTATAATGAATCTCATAGATGCCGGTTCCAGCCAAGTTTGCAACAGTCACAGGCTCATTGTTATAAGCCATCAACGGTCTTGTGTCCCCATTAGTTCCTATCAATATCGGAAGTGTAGCAGTCGTACCGGCAGGTATAGCTTGTCGGAGACTGATATAGAATCCCCCAACATAATCCCTGTTACGGAACGCATGGTTAGGGAGTTCAAGAGTAACATTCTCCGTACCGACTGTCACAGCCACCGTAGGAAGAGTATTGAAGTTTGCTCTTCCGATTGATGGGAATGGGAATCCTGTAAAAAAGTTAGGCCACATATCTACCTCCTTTCTTACCGGATTAACCCCAGTAGTTGTTGCAACCACATCCACTACGTCCGTATACAGCGTCACCCATATATGCACCGTAGGCGGCTGCACGGAAACAATCTGTATTAATAGCGGTTAAATTGGGGTATTGAACACTCACAGTATTGGGGAGCTTGCATTTGATTCCATCAACATCGCTTTGTAATGCCTGCAATCCGGCTGCCAAAGGAGCAATCTGTTGTCCTACTGCACTCAGGATAGTGGCGTTCTGATTACGCTGGGATATTTCGGCTGTTAAAGTAGCCTTTTCCGCAGTAAGAGATGCGATCTTGTCCTGCAATGCCTGATTTTGAATTGCATCAAGTTTGGCAAGGATAGCATTCGTGTTGGCAGTAGCACCGTCACGCAATGACAATGTGTTTTGGTTAGCAGTGTTGATTAATGCGTTAGTTTGGTTGCACATTGCAAGCTGACTCTCGTATCCTTGTGTGGTTACAAGCTGTTTCATATCGCAGCAACAGCTACAGATCTGAGATGTCAGAGCGTTGTTACCTTGCATAATCGCAGTCAGGATACTGTTGGTGTTCTGACCCATTTGGTTACCGAGACCGCAGATTGCCTGTGATACAGAGTTAATACCGGCAAGGATTTGGTCTGAAGAGGTGTTAACAGCTTGGGCTAATGATGCAATGTCCACACCGTTCCGGTTAAGTGTCTGCATGATCATTTCTCTTCCTTCATCGGCACCCTTATTGTTGTTGCCACCGAATCCAAAGTTTCCGTTACCGAAGATGGCTGCAATCACAATCAATGCAATGATGTCCTGAAAACCTCCATTGTTTCCGAAAAAGCCGCCGTTTCCATTTCCTCCCATCAGCCCCATCAGATAGCCTGTGTCAATTCCACGGCTCTGCAAGGACGGAAGAATGGACGCAAGCAGACCATTGTTTGCGCCGGTTCCACCGTCTTGGTTAAAAACATAAGTTCGTTCCATAAGTATTTGTATTTTGTATCCCGGTCAAAATCGACCGTTCACAAAAGTATATATATCATATCTCATGAGGAATCAGTTGTTTCCCAACAAATTCTTTATATTATCCCAATATATTCTCATCATTTTCCCATTCTCTATCCTCTCATGGAAATTAGATATCATGTAGTTAACTGCACGTTTGGTTTTGTGGATATGAACGGCTATCTGTGAAGGGTACATACCACTTTCGAAAAGAAGAGATACAAGAAGATACCGGGCATCCACTGTCTCCATCTTCTTATCAGACGATAATATTTGGTCAACAGACACTTCTGTTTCTTTTGAAACAATATTAATTATTTTGGCAAAGATTTCTGACTTGCACATGTTTTTTCTAGTTTTTATTCTTATCTTTGCCATGCCACATAAAAAACTTGATATATACATAAACAAAGCATAAGATACCGTGTTGAAGATATTAAGCCTCCAACGTACGGTGTCTTATGCTTTTTCAAATTTTTATGTGGCAATAATTATTTGAACGTTGGGGGCTTTTTTTTGATTCTAAGCCCCTGAAAGAATTACTTTTATTAAATGAGTTTTTCTATTATATGCCACACTTCTACCTGTGGCGAATAATACTTGATGTTGCTATCTCATCTTGCACCTCCCTTCTTCTTTATCAGCCAAATGACTACGATTAGCAATACTAATATAACACCTATAGATAACTCTCCTAGTTCTAATTTTGTCTTCTGCCACCATGTTAATTCCTTCTCCACAGGATAGGGAATTTCTACCTCTTTCTCCTTCTCTATATAGGTTGTATCGCGAATTGTCCTGTCACGGTAGACTATATGCCACTTGTCAACTAATACTGAATCGCCTTTCTCTTTTACATAGATAGAATCCTTAATGTGAATGGAATCACGTTCATGCACGGTAAGATAAAGACTGTCAGTCCTTATTGTTTCCACCGGGACATACCTTATGCTCCGGCATGATCCAAACAGCAATAGCAATGCTATCGCTACCGCAATCCATATATAGATCCTTAGTTTCATAGCAGGTCCCATCCCTTATAGATATCCTCCATTACGGCAGGAACACCATTCTCAACATAAGATATAGCAGCAGCCAAAGAGCACATCGTATCTTTATCCTCAATGTCCGGAACATATACTGAAGGTACCTGCATATCCTGACATACCCGTCTGATGTAAGCCCCTGTATTGTTCTCTGTCTGTGGGGCCCATCTTGTAATAAAGTCTGCAATACAAACACAGTTGTGTCTCCTTCTGTAATTCTGCAATGTACGGATTAAAGCACGATAACCCCATTTCATTTCTACAAACTGAAAAAACTCCTTGTCTGTCTGTTTTTCTCTCAATCCCTGCCATTTATCCTTTGTTATTCGGATATTACCCGGATTTGCATTTCTAAGACCTCTTGGTAAACTCTTCATTTCTTTCCCTCCTTTTCTTTTAATTTCTCTATTAAATTATTAAAGCGACTGTTAATATAGATGCTGATGCCAAAAACACTACCGGCATACAACAGACATTGAGCAAACAACCACAATACACTGTCGTGTATCTGACCCATAGGTTCCGAGCACACAAAGCCGGCCACAGCCAAGGACGCTCCCAGTACAAGCATCCCCACGGCAGTTGAATACTGAATGTTTTCTTTTGTCTCCTTTCTCATTATACAAAAATTATAGTTCAATCCTTTTTTAATCCTTTAATTACACGTTTTGGATTACCCGATTTTCAAGCTAACCTTTATTTTGTTATACAAAACAAAAAAGAGCCTGCTACGGAAACTAATCCGCAACAAGCTCTTGGCTTTATCAAATATGTAGTATGTCCTTTCGTCATAATTAATGTGGCGTGCATCTTCACACGCTTCCACAAAGATAAATATTGCTTCTTTCTTTCGCAAATAAGAATACAAAAAAAAGAACGACCGCCAGCAAAAAGCACAGCAGCCGTTCAATCCACGCCCTACTCTCTATCCCATTTTCCCAAGAAGACAATAGCGAAGATATCAAACAGGTTGTATCCACATGGGAAAAAGGTTAATAAAATATATGTTGTATAATCTGTTATTTTAATTTAGATTAAACAAAAATAATATTTAAATTGTTTGTTAATGAATAAATTAATTTGTTCCTTTGTAGCAGGCAATAGCCTTCATGGTGTGAAGTTACACCATACCCACTTTTAGAACGTGATCACTGTGGAGGCAATTGCTGTATTATAACGGCGGTTGCCTTTATTGTTGAACAATGAAACAATGGTTTAAGATACCTTCTTTAAAGAAGTCGAATAAGGATATGTATAGTGATGCTACTTATCATGGTAAAGATGATGGTGGTAATTTTATTTATGTTCCTAAATGGGTGGAAAATCTGTTTTATGGCAATAGAGGGAATATAGATTTTGACATGTCGACCGTTGAAGGGAAATCAAGAGCCTTACATGAATGTTGGCCGTTTGCAATGGTTCTAGATCATTGCGGAAGAATGATGCAGAATGGGCGGTATTATGTGACGGATATTAACGGAAACGAGAAGAGGAGTTTTAAAGACATTGTGACTCTTTTGAATCGTCCGAATGTGATACAGAGTGGGCGTTCTTTTATAAAGCAGATTGAGATATCTTTGAAGTGTTTCGGATTTTGCCCTGTCTATACACTAAGAGCTTTAAAGTCTGATCTCCCTAAATCCATGATGGTAATACCTCCCGAATTATTCTACATGGAATCATTCGGTAAGGGCCCGTTTACTCAAACAGAGCTTTCTTCAATTGCTAGTAAGGTATATATACGTTGGGGAAATGAGAATATAGAACTTGGTGATGAGGAGTATTTTGTCATATACGATTCGATAATGGATATTCCAAGTAATAATGGAGGGAGAATTACCTTCCACTCCCCTGTGGACGCATTATCTACTCATACTCGAAACTATATGGCTCAACTGATAGGGAGAGGAAACCTTATTGTTAATGGAGGACCTAAAGGGATACTATACGGGAATGATACGACTGACGTAGGGAATGCAGCTATTACTCCGTCTGAATCCAAGAAATTGCAGGATGATTTCAAAAGGAAATATGGTATAGTGCATAAGTTGTATGAAATCATGGTGACTCCTAAGAAACTAGGGTGGATTACATTGGGGTCAAATACAGACCAATTGAAGCTTCATGAGGAGGATAAGGCGTGTTTGGAAGCGATAGCTCAGACGATAGGCTTTGACCCCAATCTGATTATACAAGGAAGTACTTATGATAACTCTTCTCAAGCAAAGAAAGCGGCATATCAGGATCTTATTATCCCTGACAGTGAATCTATAACAGAGGTTCTGACTAATGCTATATGTAAGGACAGGGCAATAATCAAAATGGACTTCACTCATGTCCCTTGCCTTCAAAAGGATATGAAAGAATTGGCGGATGCCTTGTCTACAGCCTCTAATGCTGTAGCTTCATTGTATAACAATCGGCTGATTACTTTTGAAGAAGCAAGAACCGAAATGTCCAATTTTACAGATATTGATCCTGATAACCCTAAGGGAGAATTTAAAAGTGAAATAAATAATGATGGAGACAAGCAAATACAAGAACAGGTTGGGGAAGCAGTATAAATCCTTAGCTTTTTATGCAAAGGAGATACAATATGATTCTGGCAGTAGAACTATCAGTGGTTATGCTGCGGTTTTCAATAACATTGATAAGTCCGGTGACATGCTCCTGAAAGGTTGTTTTTCAAAAAGCATACAGGAGAGAGGCCCGGGAAGTTCTGCTAATGATAAGATTATCATGTTGTGGATGCATGACATGCATGAGCCTATAGGACGCATTACGCTTCTGCAAGAAGATGAGAAAGGGCTTTACTTTGAAGCGTCTATTGATGATGTGGAAAGAGGAAATCAAGCGTTGAAGCAGCTTGAAAGTGGCACTTTGAACCAGTTCTCTATAGGTTATAGTTATGTATGGGAAAAATGTGAATATGACAGGGAACGTGATTGCTTGGTTGTAAAGGAAGTCATTCTGTATGAGATATCCGTAGTGTCCATAGGATGTAACGGAGAAACTGAATATCTTGGTCTGAAATCGGCAGAAGAATATGAAAGTGCGTTGGAGTCACTTCCGGTTGAAATAAGTGATGTATGTAAAGGACTTCCGATAAGAAAGAGGGAGGAAATCCAAATGTTAGTAAGAAAAGCGATGTCACTCGCTCGATACAAGCCGGCAGACAAGCCACTTGATGAAGAGGGAGCCGATGAAAAAATAAAACTATTTACAAAACCTTTAAAACTTAAAGAAGCATGAAATTTGACTTTTTAAGCAAAATTGATTTGTCGGTAATGGATGAGGTTTCCGTGAAGTCATTACAGGCGTTGCAGGACGCAATAAACGCTACTGTAGGCGATTTCATGGACGATACTATCGACAAAAAAACTTTTGAGGATAAATTAAATGAGGTTTCTCAAAAGATAGATTCCGAAAAGGAATTGGATACAGTGCGTAAGGAACTTGGTGAGATGAAAGAGATAATCGTTCGCATGAAAGGTGCAATGCATAAGAATGAAGACGGGCAAATGGTGTTCAAGTCTGTAGACCAGCAGATTGAAGAGCAATTGAAGGATTTCATCACAGTAGGCAAGCACGGAGAGAAAACTGTGGACTTGAAAACGGCTTGTAAGCAGTCCCCCGGTTTTAAGAAAAGCCTTACGCTTATTATAAACAAGAAGGAGGTTGATCCCTTGAAGAGTACGGGTGTGGCACCACATTATAACATGACAATTGATAGTCAGTTATCTGTTGATCCACGTTCCCAGACTGTAATCCGTAAATTTGCCAATGTGGCAGCAATATCTACACGATCATTGACTTATGCGGAGTTCAATCCGGGTAAAGAAGAAGCCGAATGGGTTCCAGAAGGCGGTCTTAAGCCTATGATGAGCGGTACATTGGCAGAAGTTACTATCAATGCTGGCAAAGTGGCTCTTGGCACAAAAGTAACCGAAGAAACATTATCTGATTTGCCTCAGTTGGTTGCGGAGGTTAGGGCTGAGATTATCAATCGTATTGGTTTGAAAGAAGAAGAAGGTATTCTGTCTGGTACTGGTTCCGGCGGTCAGATTAAAGGGATTGGGAGTGATATACCTACATTCTCTTTGACAGCTCTGAAAGTAGAGAAACCCAACACTTATGATGTTATTGTTGGTATGTATACACAGATTGTATCAATGTCCAATATGGCTTATCGTCCAAACCTTGTGCTTATGCATCCTCTTGACTATGCACAGATGCAGTTGACTAAGGATGTTAATGGACAATATCTCCGTCCTTTCCGTATTGGTGATGAACTGATTCAAGGTTTGAAAGTGGAAACCAGCACTGCAATCAAACAAGGTGATATTTGGGTTGGCGATTTTAACTATCTTAACATCCGTGATGTATGGGTTCTTACCATTACACTTGGATGGGAAAATGATGATTTCACTAAAAATATGGTGACTATCCTTGGTGAAAAACGTCTTATGGTGTATATTAAAAAGCAATATAAAACTGCATTTGTCAAGGATAAGATTGCGACCGTTATTGAAGCTATAACCCCTGCCGGTATTGGCGGATAAATTTATTAAACATTATGAAAGTAAATTTGACTAAAACTTATGAGGTTGAGTTCGCAAAGGACGGGGCCGTTTATAAAAAAGGTGATAAAGTAAGTGTTAATATGTTACTTGCAGGTAAGTTCTTCCAAGATGGACGTGTTGCCACTGTTCCTTCGGAATTGATGGAAGACGCTAAGAAAATCGGTGCTGAAGATTTGTTCAATAAAAAGAAGAACCTCAAAGATATTGTGTAATGTTGGTGGATTATACTTTTTTCCAAGGTGGTATTCTTGATATCGAAGGTGCAGTATTGAATATACATACTCCTTCTGAGACTAATAAGGCAATTGTTGACAGCCTTCAAGGCTTTGTAATGCAATATGAGCCGGAATATTTAGAGAAGCTCCTAGGGGAAAAGTTGTATAAGGAATTCTCATCCTATATTTCCAACGATGGAAAAACTAAGGAAAAAAGATGGGATGATCTTATAGCGCATCTTGTCATGAAATATAGTGATGGCGATAGGGAGATTTCCAAATCCCCCATCGCCAACTATATATACTTCCATTACTTGAGACATAATCACACTCAGGCGACTATTACAGGAGTGAAGGCTGATGGAGATGATGGCCGTCTTGTAAGTCCCGAAAGGAAAATGATGTTTGCATGGAACGACATGGTAAGAATGAATATCAGACTTGTGAGATGGCTTCAAGGCAATAATGCGGACTATCCGGATATCGCCACCGATTTCGAATTGATGGAAACAATTAATTCCTTTGGGTTATGATAATTGATATAATATCAGATGTATGTGCTTCCTTGTCAAAAAGAATGGATCAACAGATAAATTACATATATGGTGACAGTTCTTATATAAGGGAAACACTTCTTCTTCTTGGGAAAAGCAGGGTGACAGCATCGGGAAAATTCCCAATGATAGGGCTGTATGTTCCCTTAGACGAGGAAAGGGATAGTGAGAATTATTTTTGTAAGGCATCTGTAAACATAATAATCGCTACCAATACACTGGAAAAGTATACAAATGAACAACGTCGTGAGATATCTTTTGAAGGTATTCTTCGACCTTTGTATTACGGATTCATAGAAGAGTTAAAAAAATGTGATAAATTTGATTTCGGTTACTCCGGTATTGTAAGCCATACATATTCAGAAAATTATAGTTTTGGAAGACGTGGCGCTGTTGATGTTGACGGTAAGGAAGTTGGCGAAAAGATAGATGCTATTGAAATAAAGAATTTGGATTTAACAGTTAAAAATCAGAATTGTTATGCGAACAGATATTAGAGAGTGCGGCAGCACGTCCGGATTTAATACTGGAATGAGTTACTGCCCCCTGCAACCGGACAAGGTCGCAGGTGTTATATTGGTCATTCATGGCAAAAAACTGCCCAAAGAATTGACTGCTGAGGCTTTGGAGGAAGCCTGTCATGCTGATTATCCGGACAGAATTTATCCTATTACAGGATTTTCGGAATACGCGGTAAGCGGCGGTGAACCCAATACAACAGAAAATGGTTATGCCGGGTCGGAAATAACGGGCTATTCGGCAAGGACGGATACATTCACGTTGCGTAAGTTTAATCTAGCTTTACAAGCTAATCTTGTAGCCAACAAGGATACATTGTTTGATATGTATGTTTTTGACAAGAATAATGTAATCTACGGAGAAGATGACGGGACAGATGAACTTGCGGGTTTTGCATTATCTGGTGTTTACCCTACAGGACAGGCTTATGATTCAAGCGGTCAGAAGGCTTATCTTGCGTTTAATGCGATGTATTCCGATACCGAGAAGATGATGAAAAACATGTCTGTAAAGCAAGCGGGTGTCAATTTGGAAAATGTTCTCAAGGGATTGAATTACGTTGAGTTTGTCAAAATGACATCTCCTGAAAATACATATAAGCTCGTGGATCATTATGACCGCACGGATCTTACTGCATATTATGGATCTATATTGTCTGAGAAGGCTTCAATGGTCGTTTCTGGTGCATCAGCACTGGAATACAGTAACGGTGTGCTTACAGCGACAGGAGGTGTGCCGGTGCTTAAATCTCCTTCTATTTTACAGGCTAATGGGGTCATTGGAATTGAACAATGGGTACAATGAGAATTAATGGAGTCACATTTATAGAGTCCGAGGTGGTCAAACTTTCATTGGATGAGTTTGTCGCTCAGAATATAGATGTATTCTGGAAGGACATTTCTAGAGAAAGGCGGAAATCAAGGCTGGTTTCCGTATATAATAGAATTATCAATAACAGTAATTTAGGAGGCGGGGGAGATTGATCCCCCGTTTTGCTATGACATTGGAGGAATACGCGAGATGTTGGAAGAAATTGGCTGATGGCATTCAGCCAATGATAAGGGATAAGATGGAAAGGGATGTTCCTCAGTTTGAGGAATATATACGAGAACAGCTATATAGTGGTGTTGATGGCGATGAAAGTCCTTTAATTCCCGGATATACAGAGGACCCATACTTTAAAAAAACTTATGGAGAGCATTGGAAGAAAAACGCCGAACGCTATAAAAATTGGAAGACAAAGATACAGAAACCGAAACCTTCATATCTGGGTTTTTCTGCAAGAGGGAACAATACTCCAAACCTTATCATACGTGGAGATTTTTATAGTTCCATCACGGCAATACCAATATCAAATGGTATAAGGATTGCCAGCTATGGCGTTTCTTTTGGTTCTGATATTGAGAAGAAATATGGTTATAAAATTTTCAAGGTAAGCTCCAAAGCAAGGAGGCATTATGTTACGTACAGGCTTATGCCCTCTATTGAGAAATTTATAAGGAGGTGCGAACTATAAAGTATTATTAACAAAAAATGGAATTGAACCGAATTATGAAAAACTGCTTGTGCCAAGGGAATAAGTCAATGAGGGAAATGGAGCATATGCGATCAATCGCAGAGAAGGCTGCTGTTATGGATGAATGTGTTTATATATTATACAAGGTTGGAGATGTGTATAAATTCTGTCGTGAAGGTGAAAACTGGTCGGGTGAGTTTGTTGAATTCATATTTCCGTAAAATGGTGATTTTTATCATTCTATTATTTTGGCGTTTCCCGTATTATTTATTAATTTAGTCAATGTAGATTTAAGGCTGTTATAGTCTTTGATAAAGCCTAAATCTATCCATTGAGCTATCTGTAATTCTAACTCATATAATTCGCGGATTTTATCTTCATCGCCAATCTTATTACGCATTTCTGATTCATGTTTGCCATAAACTATGATGTTTAGAGACTTGGCTAAGTCCTTAATCTTTTTCTGGAATATATCCCCAGGGAGTATTGAACAAACGGCACGACACATAGCAGGATAAGCATCTCCAGCTAAATTACGGTATTGAATCATCTCATCATATACGAAGCGTATTACCTTTACTTCAAAGCGAGGATTAATCCACATGGCAAATTTGGTAAATAAGAAAGGATGCATCCATACTTCTTCTTTAGGTCTGCCAGCTTTACCCTTCTCTTTAACCTTACTCTTCTTAACTACCTGATTATCAATTTTAGGGGAATTTTCCCCTAAACCATTTTCACGTTCTTCAGCTATGAGCGCTTCTATAAAATCTCCAGTTCTTTTAGCCAAAAGAAACTCATCCATTTTTCTTTGTTCATTTCCTTTTACTGAATTCCATTGACGTAACAAGTCCCCACCGTCAAAATAGCTATCTTTTGTTCTCTGACTAACTGTAAATTCACCCATTGGGCGAATCATGATTTGATTCGTTTTCATGTCTTTTCGTTCACAAGATGTTCCGTACATCTTAATACGGGATATAAAAAAATGCGGCAACCGATATAGAGGAGTCGGCCACCGCATCATATCCATTACTCTTAATGAATATATAATATCTTTCTATGCGAAACCTCTATCTATCGCTGTTGCTAAATTGTATTACCGGAAATATCCCAATGTTCTCCCAATGTAAATATTGATTTTTCCTCAAATGTCTTGTGCGAAAAGATATTTATTTTTTAATTGAAAAACAAAACTATCATTTATGTTGTAATTTAGATTTTGTCTAAATTATAGTGTAAAAATACCATATCATTAATTACTGTGCGTTACTCTGTATTACTGTTCGTTACGATATGTTTTAGATCGTTTTGTGCTGATTTATAATGTGTTGTATAATGTAAAAACATCATTTACCTTTGTACCCGTTGCAAGTCGAGCGGCAACAGACACATGATTAAACAATCGCTCAAACGTGAGCCTTCTTTATATTTGGAAATCCGTTGCCGCTCGACTTTAGCAACGGATTTTTTCTTTCCTATTAGTTAGATAAAATCCATACAATCGGTTCTATCAGTGCCCACCGTGCGGAACTTTGGATTAAACCAATGACAGCCGTGAGATAAAAAGGCTCTTCTGTTGATTATAACTCTTGTAATGTCCTGCTCCGTTCCACGTACCAACGACAGGCGACTCACAAAGATTTTACCACTTTGACAAGAGACCGAGATACAAGTTAAGAGATAAGACTCTTAGGTAGGTGAGGGCGGAACTGTATAATCAGCACAAACATTCAGTTATATTATGTAGTCTGAATGTTAACCCAGTCTCCTAATTAAATATTAGGTAGGTGAGGGATAGGGTACGGTATAAACTATAACGAATAACAAGAGCAAACTTTAAAATTATTATATGGATAATTCGATTAAAATATTTAAGAATGATGTATTTGGCGAAGTACGAGTAGCTGGAACAAGCGAAGAACCGCTTTTCTGCTTAGCTGATGTTTGCAATGCAGTTGAGTTGAGTAATCCTTCATCAGTAAAAACAAGATTAAACGATGAAGATTTGCAACTGCTTGATTTACACGCCCTAAATCCTGATTTATACGTGAATGGGAATTCATTTGCTACGTTTATAACAGAATCAGCCTTCTATGACGTTCTTCTTTTTAGTTCTAGCAAGAAAGTAAAACCCTATAGAAGATGGGTTACACATGAAATATTGCCCTCCATTCGTAAGTACGGTGCGTATATGACGTCCGATACTATAGAAAAGGCTCTTACATCTCCCGACTTTCTGATTCAACTTGCTACTACTCTGAAAGAAGAAAAACAGAAACGGATTGAAGCAGAAAAGAAGGTGGAAGAACAAGCCCCAAAAGTTCTGTTTGCTGATGCTGTAATAGGAAGTCGTTCTTCATGTCTTATAGGTGAACTGGCTAAGATAATATCTCAAAATGGATTCCATGTTGGGCAGAACAGACTGTTTGAGTGGCTTCGCAATAATCATTATTTAGGGAGTGTTGGTGAACGTAGAAATATACCTAATCAGCAATATGTTGAACAAGGTCTGTTTGAATTGAAGAAAGGCACACGATCCGGCAATGATGGAGTGTTGCGTACTACTATAACAACCAAAGTTACCGGGAAAGGCCAAGCCTACTTCATAAACGGTTTCCTGACTGGTAAGTTCATCATTTAACCAATTGTATCACTAAATCAAAGAACGAATTATGAAAAATCCATTTAAATTAGCAAGTTATATTGGATTTATATTGTCAATTGTTTAATATTCATACCATTGTGTAAGATAAAAACATCATTATCTTTGCATTTGTAACAAGTGCAAGGCGTTACTTGATGTTGATTAAATATTCTCCTATTGGAGTTTATATATGACTGTTCCGTAGTAGCTTGCACCTATTACGGAACTTTCTTTTTATACAATTCCAAGCGTGGATAGTATAAGGGAGGAAAGCAGGAGTGAATAATGGCACAATGAGGTTCGATCCCTCACCTGCTACAATCAGTCAAAATAAATCCCCGGAGGCGGAAGTGACTGAGCCGCCAACGGGGAACAATATTAATCTTATATCGCAAAGATATGGAAAATTTTAATAAGTTAATACCTATTGATGGGGAAAATGGCGAAAAAAGAACAATAAGTTCACTGCAAATTGCAGAAATTACAGGTAAGGCATATTGTGGCGTGTTGAAAGTCATTAGAAAGATGGATATTATGCGTGTGAAAATAACAATGAAAAATATATTTTCATTATTTGTTTGTTTGAAAAAATGTTGTACCTTTGTAGTGCTACAACTTACTATTAAATATGCCAATGGGATTTTTTATGCCCGTAAGGAAACTTATATATTAAAATATAGGCAGACGATATCCGTGTATCATCGCCCAATGGCAATGGTAGGTTGTAGCAAACTAGGATATTTGTCTGCTTTTTTATTTAATAACAAATAATTTCATTTCATGCTACAACCAAATGAAATCTATTTGAACGGGAATAATAGTACCGTACAGATTGCGTCAGCTCACGAAACGAGCAAGACTTTCTCCTATAATGGAAACGAAGTACTTTTTGACATCAAAGATGATGTTATGGTTAACGCCACACAGCTTGCTAAAATCTACGGAAAGCGTCCCAATGATTATTTGTCCTTACCTGCTACAAATCAATTAATTAACGCAATTACAAGAAAATATGGTATTTCTGAAAATCAATTAGTTATATCAAAGGCAGGTTCATCACATAACGGAGGTGGTACTTGGATGCACGAAGATGTAGCCTTAGAGTTTTTATCCACATTATCAGCCGTTAGGATAATTCCCCTAACGGGTTTGGTAGATAAAGCCTTCAAAAAAATATTGTTTTCGTTTGGTAGTTTAAGGAATTATTGTACCTTTGTTGTGCCAAACAATAGTAAAGTATTCTTTCTCCGTAGAGCACGGTTATCGCTCACTATATTAGATGGGCTTTTTTTATGCCAAATCGCTTGTATGAAAATACACGGCTGTCTTTCCTGCGTAATATTTCCTCTTCGGAGAAAATCTTACTATTGTTTGGCGACACGGGAAATGGCAGCCGTTTTTCTGTCTATAATTATAATGCCAAACAATAGTAAGTATGGAAAGTTTAATTCCAAATCAAAAAGGTATGACCTCCCTTGAAATAGCAGAGGTCACGGGTAAGCAACATGCCCATGTTATGCGTGACATTCGTTCACTATTAAATCAGGGAGTACATGAATCCAATTTTGGATTGATGTACAGAATCAACAAGTTAGGAAATGGGGCTGAAAGAAAAGACCCGTATTATGAACTAACTCCTAAAGGTTGTCTTATTCTCGCTTCGGGCTATGATGCAGTTCTACGTGAAAAAATCATAGACCGTCTTGAATATCTCGAAAATGAGAAAAAGGCTATCCGCACTCCACAAACCTATCTTGAAGCCTTGGAAGCATTGGTAGCTTCTGAAAAGGAGAAAGAACGTTTGTCTTTGGAGAATGAGAAAAAGCAAAAATATATAGAGAAGCTCCAGCCCAAAGCCTTCTTTGCCGACTGCATCATGCAGTCGGAGGACTGTATCTCGATTGGCGAGATGGCTAACATTTTGAAACAGAACGGTCTTTTCGGTAAGGGCCAGAATTCTTTCTTTGAGTGGCTTCGCTGGAGCGGCTACCTGTTGAACCGTGGCTCCCGTTACAATCTTCCTTCCCAGCGTTCCATGCGGTTGGGCATAATGCGTATAGCCGAGCAGCAGCGTGGTAGCGTTTTCATTAACCGGAAAGCCGTTATCACGCCTTACGGTCAGAGGTATTTCATTGAGTTGTTCGGCAAGAGCAGTACGGCCGGCCAATGTACCATAAATTTCATCTATAAATAACAATATTGATTATTAATCAAGTCTTTCCCACCTTGTTTAAGAGGTGGGCGGACTCTTTACATCCATAACAGTTGCGATTCGCAACACGAATAAAAAGACTATGAAAACAATAGATAAACTTGAAATTATACTTCAAAAAATGGAAGAACAAAATAATAGACTTGAACAGATATACGGCAAGCATCTCAAACTGATTGTATGCACTGGGAAAAGAAGTGAGAAGGTGAAATTTAAACATGAAGATTGAAATGCTATGTTTATAATTTATTTAGACAGTATTCTAAATTGTAAACAAATATGTCGTAATGTTTTGATTTGATTTTAAAAGTATATTACTTTGCTGAAAATAACCAAATTATTATAACTATAGATAAAAAAGTATTATGGTAGTATTAGAATTAATTATGGTAATATTTGCAATCTTGCAAATTATTTTATTCTTTAAACTATGGAGAATGGCTGATAATGTAAATGAAATTGTAAGAAAAATGAGATTCCCTTATAACAAGTCTGAATCTTCATATCCTGAGTCGTATTCAAAATTCCTTTTTTTGCTGTACAATAAGAGTAAGGGTGATGCAAAAGAATATTTGTTAAAAGTAATGTGGGGAAGTCGTGATATGAATAGTTTAGTTTCTTGTAGTAAAGTTAAAGATTTTGAAACATATTATCATTATCTGCAATTAAAATATCAAAGTTGGTTTGATAAACTAGGCGAGGAATTTCCTTCATTTGATAATTTAAAGAAAGAAAAAAAATAAAATCCTTTTTCACGGGGAGAAGTTTTTGCTTCTCCCTTTTTTATTCCCTTATCTTCATAATATCAATAAAATCACTATCTTTGCTCTTAGAAGGTGCATGAAGTCATGCACTACCCAAAACTTACGAAAAGACCATGGCAGGAGCAGAATTTAAAATTACTGATGCGATTGATCCTAACATTGTTAAGAAGTTGAATGAGATAAGGATTAATATTCAAACCACATCTTCCGAATATGCGAATTTCACGAAACAATTAAGTGATGGCATAAATTTTAAGCCGGGTAATCTAAGAGAATACCAGTCTAAAGTTGACAGTTATAATGCTACAATTACCAAATTATATGCTTCTCAAAATAGGTTGTCTGAATTACAGGCTAGTCAATTAAAGTTATTGACCGATATTTCCCGTAAGATAGAGCTTCTTACCAAACCATTGAATACATTGGCAGACAAGATAACGGAAGTAAAAGTAAATTTGAGAGGTGCTTCCGAAGATCTGAAAAACGTGTCACAAGATGCGGAAAATGCTTCTGTTTCATTCCAAGAGGCATCTAAGAAAATATCCATGACTGCTGCTGATTTTGATTCAATCCGTCAGACGGTAAAGGCTTTTGATACACAAGCCTCCGAATTGAACAGTAGGTTAAGTGATAACAAAGAAACAATTTCAGCCTTAAGAACATCTCTGAGGGAATTATCAAAGGAGTATAAGAAAGGTGCTATCAGCGAAGAGGAATACAAGTCCAAAAGAGATGCTACGGTATCCCAGTTACGCATGCTGACAGAGCAGAATAAACAGTATTCGGCGATATTGAGAAATCATACGCAGGTAGCGATTGCCACAGCAGGAAGCTATAACGAGATGAAGGCTTCAATGCTTCAGTTGGAAAAGGAATATTATAACCTTTCACAAGCTGCACGCGAGGGAGCAAAAGGTATGGATATCTTGAACAATATCGGCAAGTTGAATCAACAATTAAAGGATATAGATGCACAGATGGGCAATTACCAACGTAATGTGGGTAATTATGCTTCGGGTTGGAATGGTCTTAATGTTTCCATACAACAGATTGCGAGAGAACTTCCGGCTTTGTCTGTTAGTGCCAATACTTTCTTTCTTGCCATATCCAATAACCTTCCTATATTTATTGATGAGTTAAAGAAAGCAAGGGGGGAATATGAACTTCTTAAGAAATCGGGGCAGACTGCTACACCTGTATTTAAACAGGTATTGAGTTCCCTTCTTAGTTGGCAGACGGCTTTAGTTGTTGGGATAACTCTTTTATCGAGTTATGGAGGTGAGATAACCAAATGGGTGGGTAGCCTGTTTGATGCGAGAAAAGAAATTGATTATCTAAAACAGCTTCAGGAGGATTTGAATAAAGCTCAAAAAGAAGGTGTGAAAAATGCCCAAGATGAAGCTGTTAAATTGGATATATTATATAGGGCTGCTGTCAATTTGAATAAACCTATGGGAGAGCGGAAAAAAGCCGTTGAGGAACTGAAGAAGCAATATCCTTCATACTTTAAAAATATAAGTGATGAAAACATTCTTGCAGGTAAAGCGGCTGATAGTTATCAAAGGTTATCTAATGCCATATTAGCTTCGGCTAAAGCTAGAGCTGTGCAAGATCGGCTTGTAGAACAGGCTAAACAAAAATTAGACTTGGAAGATCAGTTGGCAGAAAAAGAAGAAAAACGTGCGAAACTTGAATCTGCTAGAGATCAGATGAAAGCACAATATGAATCCAGTCAAGGGGCAGCTATGGATACAGCTAGAGACATGTATGGGAAGTTAAACAAGCAGGTTGAAGACTTGGATAAAGAAATAGGTTCTTTATTAAATCAGCTATATCAAGTAGATAAGGCTAGTAGAGATATGGCAAATTCTATTAACATTGGAGATGTTACATTTAATCCTCATTCTGCCGATAAAGCATCGGATGATTTAGCGCAATACATGGAGAATCTTAGGAATAAAATGGCTGACTTGTCCGTTTCTCTCATTAAAGATGAGCATGAACGTAGTCTTGCTGCCATAGAGAAAGAATATAAAGACCAGATAGCAGCTGTAAAGGGATATTCTGAGGAAGAGAACAAACTTCGGGAAATGTTGGGCCAAGAGAGAATGCAGAAGATAGCGAAAGAGAATGAGGAATATGCTAAGAAGTTGGCAGAGGCTGAGAAAAAAAGGATCGAGGAAAAGAAAAAGTATACTGATGAGATGCTCAGACTGGAAGAGGAACAATCATCTCTCCGTATAGCAGCTACAAGTACTGGATATAAGGAACTTGAAAACATTATAACAGAAAATTACTCAAAAGGGCTGCTATCGCGAAAAGAATACGATGAAGCCATGCGTGAACTGGAGCGGAAAGCCGCAAACGAGCAATTACAGATACAGATAGATGCTGCTGAAAAAATGATTGAGATAGCGGAAGCATCGGGCGTGGTAAGCAAGCAACAAATTGAAATGCTGAGAGAATCCATAAAGGCTATGGAAGCAGAGATAGGTTCTATAAATGCGGATGATCAGTTGAAAAAAGCGGAAGAGCAACAGGATATCACACGAAGGAATTTTGAAGTGTTGAAAGGTTATTCTTCTGCATTGAAAGATCTTGCATCGGATATCGATAGCCCGTTTGCCGGTATATTTGATGGGATGGATAAGGGATTCAGTATTATGTCTGATAAGATATCGGGTGTTTGGAAAGAACTTACAGACGGTGAGAAGATGGAAAGAACTACCGAGATGTGGGCTTCTATGGTTAGTGGAATTGGTGAAATGATATCATCCATTTATGATCGCCAGATTGAAGCTATTGAGGCTGAACAGGAAGCGAATGAGAAAGCTGGTGAAGAGGAAATTTCCCGTATAGAGGTTTTAGAAGAAAGAGGTGCTATAACAACTGAAGAAGCCGAAGCGCGTAAACGTGCGGCGGAAGATAAAACGGCACAAAAGAATGCCGAATTGGAGAAGAAAAAAGCTGCATTAAGAACAAAACAGGCAAAGTTTGAGAAAGCTACCAGTATAGCTGAGGCGGCTATACAGATAGCAGGTGGTATTTTGCAGACGATAAAACAATTGGGCTTCCCTGCTGCAATACCTATGATAGCTGCTCTAGGTGCTATGGGAGCGATACAGCTTGCTACTATTATAGCGACTCCTATTCCGAAGTATGCCAAGGGTACTGATTCGCATAAAGGCGGATTGGCTGTAGTGGGTGATGGTGGTGTCCCTGAAACAATCGTTACTGAAAAAGGAGCGTATATTACTCCGTCTGTCCCTACTTTGGTTGACATCCCTAAAGGTGCGAAGGTTATACCTTATGCAGTGGATATGGACAGGATAAAGGCTCATGCAAATGATTTTGATGGTCTTATGGCATATAGAAGCGAAAACGATCTTCCTCCTGTATCAATAGTTAATGATTATAGTGAACTGGAGAAAAAGATAGGGCATCTGGGAAAATCACAGCAGATAGGATTTGCAAAATTAGCCAAGGCGATAAGAGAAAACAATTATCAGCAATTTTCAAAAAGTATCTGATTATGAGGTATACAAGTGACATATATGAACTTCCCTTGTCCGTTTTTATAGAGATTTATACCAATGATAGCAATACTATTGAATTTGACGGTGAGGACAAAGGGGCTGTATCGGCAAAAATTATCAATGACTATGTAGAAATTGTCGGGAGCAAACAGTTGTTCTCTGAGATATTGAATTGTAATGAGCGTATGAATCTTGCAATGACTGTGGAGTGCATGAAGGCATGTGAGAACATGATGAAGTTGAAAATGTATGATGAGGTGCGTGATATTCTGATGAAGATAGGTTATTCGTGTAAAAAAGGTGATGTAATGGCTATGAATGCTAGAATATCCGCATTAAATTCCCGTGCACAATATGATTTGGATAAGATAAGTAAGGAAAAGAATGAGGAACTGAAGGAGAAGCCTACAAAACGTGGATTTATAAATGAAGTTGTCGCTATTGGGAAGTATAATAAGATGTATATCAATCCGAAAGAATGGACCGCCGGATCTTATGCCTGTCTTGTAAGGCAGACATGTGACGAAATCGATGGGTTGAATCGTAAAATGAAATAATTATGTATTATCGATGTGAGTTACTTATAAATGGTCTGAAGTACAGGGTTACTGATGATCTTGAAAATTGGGACGAGGTGAAGGCTAGTTTCAAGAGAAATGACTATGACGGTGTTATCCGTACATTTTCCAACAAATTTTCTTTTGCTGGGGATGCTAGAAAATTGCTGTTAAAACAATATGATGAAGATTATTTGAATGCTTCTGCCTCAATAATAATAAGTACAAGAAATAACAGTTGGTTGTATAATGAACGGTTTAGTTGCGCTCTCAATTTTTCTACATTGCAGGATAATGGTCGTATCTTACAGATAAATGCCGTGGATGATAGCGTGGCGTCCATGATAAAGTCAAAAAAAGGAACTCAATATGAATATTCGGTCGAAGAGGTGAAAAGCCCCATTCCTCTTGTTTATGACGGACTTGAACTTTCAGAATCAGCAAAATGGATTCCTACAGGTGATACATTGGAAGACGATGACACTCTTATTAATGTTTATTTCAGCAAGAAAATGTCACCAATGCCAATATATATAACTGCCAGTGATTCCTTAATAAAGGGGTCTCTTGAATTTAATGATCAAACAGTAGGTGGTGATGATGTATATTCGATAAAGGCTCTGAAATCAATTAGGATAAATATAGAGTTTAATATTGATATGTTTGTGTTTAGGAAATATCAGTCTGGTGCTTTGGGATATGATGTAAGAGGTGTGAGGCTCCAGATTATGAAGATAAGTAATGAGATTGATAGTAATGGGGAAGCGGTGACTACGGAAACGGTGATAGGAAGTTTTGAACTTACGACAGAATCAGAAACGCCAGTGGAAAAGAAGGTTTCGGAATCGTACAATATAAGTCTTTTGCATAATGATAAAATAATAGTGAGAGCTATGTATGTCAATGAGAAAGAAGAGATTGTACCTGTATTGCCGGATTTGCCATACAAAGTCTCAACATCAAGTTATTTTAAAGCATCATGGAAAAATCGAATAAACCCTGTTGAGATGGATGTTATAAAGCCCGATACATTGCTGAACAGATTGCTTAAAAGTATTAATGGAGAGAAAGATGGTTTGACTGGAGTGATTGAGGGGACAGGAGATAGAAGGCTTGATAATTGTATGCTCTTGGCGGCTGAATCAGCCCGTAAGATTCCTGGAGCCAAAATATATACATCCTTCACCAAATTTGCAAACTGGATGAGTTATGTGTTTGGTTATGCTTACGACATATCCGGGAATACAGTAACTTTTCGGCATAGAAGCAAATACTTCTCGGATGATGTTGTCAAAAGGATAGATGATTTATCTGATTATGAGATGAAGGTTAATTCTGCATTGGTGTATTCTCGGATACGGATAGGCTTTGACAAACAGGATTACGACACGGCTAATGGAAAGGATGAGTTCCGTTTTACGAATGAATATACCACAGGCGTGACCATGACGGACAATAGCCTTGAAATGATATCTCCATACCGTGCGGACGCATACGGCATAGAGTTCCTTGCTGACAAGATAGGTGAAGATACTACAGACAACGAAAGTGACACTGATTTATTTATGGTAGGGGTAAAATCTGATTCGTCTGGACTTAAGTATATATTGAACAGGGATTATCTTATGGGTGGCGTTCTCAGCCCTGACACAATGTTCAATGCCATGTTTTCCCCTTCTTCTATGGTTTTGGCCAATGAAGCATACATCGGCTCATCTGTTGAGATGCTTACTTTTGCGTCATCAGATGGTAATAGTGATGTGGGTATTGATGGAATGGGGGAAAGTAGGGATATAATTCTTTCAAAAAGGATGTTTACTGTGGCGGAGGTGGAATTTGAGACTTCGGATGTGGAACTTCCGGAAGATCTTACAGGAATTGTTGAAATGGAATACCAAGGCAAAGTTGTACAGGGATATTATCAGCAGGCTGATTACAATTTTACAAAATCACAAAGTTCAAAGGTAACTTTGATCGTGAAAAATTTAAATTCGTTATAAAGATTCAAATTTTAATTGTTATATTTGCAATGAAAGCTTGTGAAGTCACAAGTTACTAGAAACTTACGAAAAGACTATGATATCAATCGGAGATGTTTGTCCGTTATTCTTTAAACCGCTGAAATATAAATATTCAAATGCTGGATGTTTCAGACAAGTATTTTCTGTGTCAGACAACATCCTGCTGCAAATCTTTTGTGATAACGGCGAAAAACCTTCAGCTTATTTGAATGATAAGATCGGCAATATTTCCTCCAAGATAACACTGCTTACTTATGATGTAAATGAAAGCATTAAGATGTATTATGCCTCATTATCTCCTTCGGAGGGGATATATACAGTAACTATAGGCGATAAAGAATGTGAGGAGTTCTGCGTGTGTGAGAATATAGGTGATTCTATTCTGATTGAATATTCCCATAAAGATAATAATTCTGCGTTTGATAATATATTCTGGATTGATGAGGTTCGGCAGATGTTCCAGTTCAGAATAATAGGAGGATTCAAGCCGGATGGGGTGGAGTTGAAAGTTGAAAACGAACAGTTTGTGAATCAGAAGCAGGAGATAATAGAAATGTATTCTCTCCCTTATAAAACATTTGATTTTGTTTTCGGGACAAGTTGTGGCGTTCCGTATTATATAGCGGAGTTTATAAATAAGGTACTTTGCCTTTCTCACGTCAGCATAAACGGTAATTTGTTTGTACGGGAAGGGGATTCTGTCCCGGAAAAGATTGATACAATAGGTAAGAAACAGATGTTTATATATAAAGTGACTTTACGCCCTAGACAAAATGATATCGCCGGGATCGGAGGCAAAACAGAGATTGCAACTTCATCTTCAGGAATCGCGTTTTTACTAACTAATCCAGAAGAGGACGATGTGTTGAAATATAAGAAGGCGAAAGCTGCTTTTGTTAATGAAAATTACGTGTAATCATGGCTAGAAATCGTCCTATAAAGATATTGTGGTACGGTTCGGAAACGGATGATGAAGGAAATCCGATTATACCGAAAATATCCCCGTCATTTGAAAAGCGACTGGAAGGGTTGAATGAGGGAGAGATATACATACATAATGATGATAATAATCCTTCTATTTACATAAGAACCAATAAAGACAGGGTTGTTGCCATATCGGGAGGTGCAAATATAAGTGAATTGGCTAAATATTTTTTGCGCAAAGACAAGGAGGACTCTACAAATTTTCTTTTATCATTACTGGGCGGAACTGTCATTAAGAAATACGCCAAGTTCGGTGATTTCGTTACCGGCGTATTAGGTGGATACATAGACGAAAAGGGCAATCTTGAAATGGAAAGCGGTGTATTTCGTAAGCGTTTGTTTGTTCCTGAAATAGCTTATAACCGTACAACCTATTTCAAAGGACGTATGGTAAACTCCCCCGGTGGTGGTTGTACCGTATTGTCATACGTGGATAACGGCGATGGAACCTACACCATCACTCCCGATCTGACGGACGCGGACGGATTGAGCCAGTTTGTTGATGACATCCTTACCACCTATTTTGTGACTAAAAATAGCGAAGGCAAGCTGAACGGCTTTGAAGAAATGAAATTCCGGGTGACTGCCGCAGATTATACAGCCAAGAAGTTTACTGTCATTCCCCGTCCGGGGCATTCTGACTGGAAACCTGCCGAGCAGATGGTATTGGCACAAACAGGTAACTTTACGGACCCGGAACGCCAGACTTATATACTTATTGATTCAGTCAACGGAAACAACTGTATTACATTTTTTGACAATGCCAACACTTGGGACCCGGAGCCGGCGCAGATGCCTGCGTGGTTCGGCAAAAAAAAGGGCATGACCGTTAACGGAATTGATTGCGAGAAATATTCAGCCGTGTTGCAACAGGTCTTATTGACTGGGCTTATCTTCCAGATAGATGAGATAACGGGAAACAAGGTTCGTGTACCCTTGGACAAGGGTGAATGGGTTGCAGGAAAGTACGCCTACTATGACCGGGTGTCACATAACGGGGCTTTGTGGTTGTGTGTTGATGATAACGGAACGACAACAGAACCGTCAGAAGGTAATCCGGCGTGGTTGAAACAAGTGGCGGAAGGAGCGGACGGAGCGACAGGTCCGCAAGGTGTTCCCGGAACGCCGGGAAAGGACGGTGTTACTTACTATACATGGATAAGATACGCCGACAACGCACAGGGCGGAGGTATCAGCAATAATCCTACAGGGAAAGCGTATATCGGATTCGCCTACAACAAGACGAGTGCGGTGGAGAGCAACACCCCTTCTGACTACACATGGAGTGAGATAAAGGGTGAGCAGGGTGTTCCCGGTGCACCCGGAGCTGACGGAAAAACTTATTACACATGGATAGCTTATTCGGATAACGCGGACGGTACGGGTATGTACCAGCAGCCGAACGACAACACCAAGTATATAGGCATAGCAGTCAATAAGGAGACCGTCACGGAGAGCAGCAACCCTTCCGACTACACATGGTCGCTGTTCAAAGGTAAGGACGGTGCTGACGGTTTGTCTGTAATAGGTGGCGGTCATTGGGAATCCTCCAAAACCCCGTACAAAGCCAACACAATGGTCACTCTTGCCAATTGTGTCTTTATATCCAAGGTGGAAACCTCCAATCCTCCCATCAGAATATTGCGTATCAAAGGTGGCAATTTCTTAAGAAAGAAGGACGGTGGTTATTATCTTGCCGGGAAACCTGCCGACTGGGAGGTTAACGAAGACTGGGATATGCTGCTTGACGGGCGTGAACTGAAAGGTGAGAGTATCACTTTCCTTGGTGAATTTGCCACGGCTCCTGCCAATCCGAAAAACGGTGATTCATACCGTAACACGACTGACCGTGCTACCTACATCTATCAGGACGGAAGATGGCAGCTTATGATATCGGACGGAAAAGACGGTAAGGGCTATGAGTATATATATACAAGAGGCAATATCATAGATAACACCCCTGAAAAGCCGGACAGTCAGCAGAAAGATGGTTATGTTCCGGAAGGCTGGACGGATAATTATCTTGGTACGGACGCAGACCATCAGGTTGAATGGGGTTGTACACGTTTTAAGGAAAATGGCGTATGGTCTGAGTTCAGTGATCCGGCTGTGGTGCATCGCTGGAGTAAGGACGGGGAGAATGCCATCATGGCGGACTTCGATAACGAGATGGTCAATGCAGCCCTTACTTCAGATGGAAAGGTCGTATCCTCACAGACTTGGAATACAACTGTCAGTATGTGGTATGGAACGGAAAAGCTCACCCTTGACAGCATCACCTGTACACCTGACACAAATCTTCTGTGTGCGACAGACAAGAATACGGGAGTGGTGACAATATCGGTATCTGCCGGAGCTACTCTTGCTGCGACAAACACGGTGAAGATCACAATCAGGGCTACAAAGAACGGGCAGCAGTATTCCCGTGATCTGTCATTCACTGTAGCCGGGGTCCGTGGAGGTGCGGACGGTTCAGATGCCGTGCTATACAGTATAATCGTTTCTGCCACTTCTGTAAGCAAGGACAAGAATGGGAACTACAGCGTGTCTTCCGTATCATGTTACAGGCAAAAGTCAGTGGGAGGCGTGATATCCACCACAACGGACGGTACATTGAAATACAGCATAGACGGTGGAACAGAAACTACCATAAACAACAATACAGCCATATCAAGCGGAAACTTTACGAAGACATTGAAGTTTGTTTTCTATGTGAATGACCAGATAGTGGATATTGAAACCGTTCCCATGCTTTCTGACGGTAAGGACGGTGCTGACGGTGAGAGCATCACAGCAGCCGGTCATTGGGAGTCCGCCAACATTCCGTATGCGAAAAACAGTACAGTATCGTTTGCCGGAGGATCTTACTTAAGCAAGGTTCAAACATCCAATCCGCCACTTCCGCTTCTTCGTGTGAGAGGTGGACGTTATCTAAGGAAGAAGGATGGCGGTTACATACTTTCCGGGAAGAGATCGGACAAGGCTGTCAACTCCGACTGGCAGGAAATGACTTCCGGTGTCGAACCGTCCGCTTCGTACTGGCTTGACAGCCCGGTAAGCACAATAAACTTTACCAGTACGGGCACACCGTCACCGTCAGCGTTTGTCGTTACCATGAAACAGAATGTAGGCGGTAATGTGAGCGATACGAACAGGTTCTATCTTGCTGCACGCAAATACAACGGAAGCTGGCTGGCGCATGTAGGTGCTACCCTAAGCAATCAGATATCCGTTCCAGCGACAGCCGGATACACCCAGTTTGCCGTCCGGGCTTATCAATCCGCATCGGACGCGAACGCATGGAATAATAATTTTATCGCTGAAAAAGGGGTGGGTGTTGCTAATGATGGTTCCATAGGAGCAACAGGAGCAACAGGGGCGTTTCCCCGTGACAGAGGTGTATTCACATCAGGACAGACTTATGTCTGGAATGCGGATTACCGGGATAAGGTCATATATCTGATAGGGGGAGTTTATTATAATTTCCTTGTAAAGAATTACGGTGCTTCCGTTACCGCTGCACCCACATCAGCCAACGGGGATTCGAACTGGGAAGCCATGCAGAAGTTTGTGAATATCGCTACTGACACCCTGTTTGCCGATGGTGCGAATGTAGCCGGATTCATGTTCAAAAACAATGTGCTTAAATCCCACAACGATGAAGGTGAGACTCTTCTTATCAATGGCGTAACCGGGTATTTCAAATGTAAGAATGCAGAGATTACAGGAACAATCACAGCGGATAAAGGACGTATCGGTCCGTTCTCCATCGCTTCGGGAGTATTGTCCTCAAAGATCCTTTATGAAAATGAAACAAATAAATACGTCGGTTTCAACCTGTCTGCCGGGCAAATTGAATTTTATAACGAAAGGACATTTGCAAACGTAAGAATCGGGGGAAACACGCAGTTTGTCACTATTGAAGGGATTAAGTATGATGCCGGAATTGATATACAGAGTCCAAATGCTATGATCGGAATGCACATCAAGACCCTGAGCATTCCTCTGTTCGTGGAGGGGGGTAACATTTTCCTTCATCCGAACAATGACAGTTATGTGTCTCTTCATGGCATAGTGGGGAACTGGAGGAACATATCCGTCAGCACTTCTCTGAATAACAATGATGACAATGTGATGTTTATTAATACGGGTAATATAGAAGTGACACTTCCTCCGGATGTTCCGGGACATACCATATACTTCAAACGTATGAGCGGCGGAGTAAGATTGACAGGAGGACGGATCCTGCCTGCTCCCGGAGGACAGGAGGTGTCTTATATTGATTTGGATTTTGCATCCGGCTTCATTAAGTGTATGGGTAATTATTGGGTTATGTTTTATTGCGGATAATTTAAATATAAAGTATGAAAATAAATTTTGCACAATTTCCTATTTATGACGGGATTAAAAAAGAAAAGCTTATAGCCAGTAACATCACTGAAGCCTTCGGTGACTGGATATACAAGAACGTAGCGGGTTTGAAGGCGCATCTCCTTGCGGAGAAAATCTTCAAGTCGACTGTAGATGGTGTGGAACTTGACGAAGAGGAGGTGGATATCATAAGACGTTCTACCCCTATGTTGTCCGGCTTGCTGGCCGATTCGTTGAATGATTATCTGGATAAAAAGAAGGAGGAACAACATGAAGATTGAGAATTTGGAACGCGCCAGCCGAATTAATGACGAACTGGCGAAACTGAAGCTGGCTAAGGAAACGTTGAATAACGGAGGCTATGTCCGTATCTACAGCAGCGCCCGGTCAAGTGCCGGATGTGTGGAACTGGATATAGCAAACTTTAATGACGAGGTGAACACGTGTATAGACAACCATATCGCTGAACTTGAATCTGAAATAGAAACGCTATGAAAGAATTATGGCAATTAATCAAGATGCTGTTCTCAAGCAAGCCGGGTGATTTTGACACTCCTGAGCTGCTTGCCATGAAGCATTATCCTTTCAAGGGATACCGTTTCATGATGTGGTGCGGACGGATGATATACCGTGCCGAGAACAAGGAGAACATAGATAGGTATATGCAGACCTATGCGGGTAAGGAAAGCCTGACGCACGAAACCATACACCTGCGTCAGGCACAGGTTATCGGCTCATGGGTAAAATACTATTGGCGGTATTTTGTCGAGTGGATCAAGGGAAACCCTATCTGCCATCCTGCGAGTTCGGCATATTATACCATTCCGTATGAAATCGCCGCATACGCCAATCAGGGCAATCCTGATTACTTGAAAAACTATACGGATGATTCCTTTACTCGTTACAAGTTGAAGCATAGAAAGCGTATTTACAAGGAGCATCAAAAAGATTGGAAAACTTATATAAGAACTTTATAAAATTTGGATATTATGAGTGATTTGAATTTAGAAAATATAGTTGGCTTTAAAGCTGTGGATAAAGACGGCAACGAACAAAATGTGACAGTAGATGAAATGGTGGATATGGTTTCCACAAGAATGGTTATGGCTTTGTCTGAAACTTCAACATTTGCCGCCGCTGCTGCAACAGGAAATGACGTGTATGAAAATGAACTTCCGACAGTGACGGATGCCGCAAATGTAAGAGTTTTACAAAGTAGCGGGGATGCGGCAAAAATGACGATGCAGTCGCTTGCATCAAAACTGGGAGGACTGTTGGGGATAAATGATTCGTGGTTAAGAGATGGAGGACTGTTTAAAGGTGACTTAAACACCATTAAAAAAAGTGTTATTCTACGAATCCAAGAAGGAGCAACCAATACGCCTATAAATAACGGATTATGGGGTATATTGGTTACCTTATATACTAATTTAGGTGGTGGACAAGATTCATCCATCCAAATTACACATTACGGTGATGGATCTTACTATATACGTAGTATGTGGTATGGTAATTGGAATTCTTGGGTGAGAATCACAACAACGGCGGTCTGATTTCCCACTTCTGGGAGGACTGTTGGGGATAAATGATACGTGGTTAAGGTTCAGAGATGAGAAAGAAATAGAATCTCAAGACGAATTAGATCAGATGAATTATAGCGGAATATACTTACTATCACAAAAATCAAAATTAGAATATGTCCGTAATTGTGTATTAGTTGTAATCGGCAAACCTAATATCTGTTGTATTCAGAATCTATATAATTATAGCGGAGATATTTATAAATATCGAGTGAAATGGTTTAGTAGCAGTTGGGGTAATTGGCAAACCGTATCTTTGACATGATTAAAAAACGGGTGGTCCGGTACAAGCCGGTGCCACCCGATCCTGATATGCACAACGCCATGTGCGGTGCAAAGGTAATCCATATTATCTAATATGCCAATACAAATTTCCCTATATCCCATTCTATCATCACGTAGATGGAAATTATTTATATCATGAACCTATAAGATTCCATTCGCTCCATCCGTCCCCCCACCATTTCGTTCTTACTTTTACAGATTTCCCGTTTGCGCTTACTAAAAATTGCACGACAGTGTTATCATTTTGAGCAGATAAAACGATCAAAAAAGTATTATCGTATGGAGATACAGATTCATTGACACATATATAAAAGCCGTTTTCTGTTAAAGACTTAGATTTTTCCTCAGAATCAACTGTAAGAACAAATATAAATCTAAACCACGTATCATTTATTCCGATGAGTTCTCCCAGGTCGGATTTTAGGGCTTTATGTTGTTTGAATTTGTTTCCAATCAGTCCATTGAAAATTACCATCAACGACAACACCTGCACGATATTTGATAATTAAAGTATTGACCACTTGTCTAGCTTCTTGAATAAGATAACCAGATCCGTTGAATACTAATAAAGTTCCATAATCATTATCCGGTGAATTAGTAAATGATGCCAAAGATGTATATGTGTATATACCTGATTCTGTTATATTATTAAAATCTGTATTTTGTTCTAAAATACCTCTTCGCATGAATGGAAACAGCTTCAAATTAGTGAAAAGCCCTCCCAGGTCAGTGCTATATCTTTTGTCACGTCAAGATATTGGTACTTCAATCGCCCCACTAGGAATAGCATTGATTGATTCTATTTTGCTCGTGTTCACAAGACCTAATCGTGACACTATTATTTTCGCATACCAATTAGCTTTTATGTAAAAGCAAAATCTTTCTGTATCAACTGTATAATACATATTAATGTTACTAATTTTGGTTCCGTTTATCAATTTACAAAAGACTTTATTTGCATTCCATCTAATCATAGACACTGCGACTGAGAACGAGTCTCCACCAACATTTGTAACACTAATTACAGACTCATTTATTGATCCGGCATTTGGCATAAATACACTAATCTTACAATATTGATTATTATCTTTAGATAATTCTAAAGGTACCATACCGGAACTCATCAACCCGCTTTTATTTGATGTTGCATTCCCAATCAGTTCTCCCAGAAGCATTTTTTGTGGTTTATTTTGTAAATACAGAAGATTTTTTTTTTAACTTTAAAACAAAAAGTTGAATATGTTAGAGAAGATCAGATACCGTTTGGTTTATAACCGACAAAACAAGTTAAATCGACAAGGGACAGCCCTAGTCCAAATAGAAGCCTATTTGAATCAGAGAAAGGTATATTTTAAAACCAATGTTTATCTAAAGCCGGAGTGTTGGAGTAAGGATGGCGCTCAAGTAATTAACCATCCGCAATCGAATGAGCTTAACGCAATGCTATACGAGAAGATACTGGAGTTGCAGGCTATAGAACTTAGCTACTGGAAAAGAGGGCTTGAATCAAACCTTTCCACGTTAAAGGAGGCTGTAAAAAAGGGAATTAAACCAGTTGTGTCGTTTTTAAAATTTGCAATACAAGCGATAGAGAATTCTGATAGAAAACCGGGAACCAAGGATAACATGCTGGGCACGGTAGCCACTTTGAAGGAATTTCGGAGCGTGATAGAGTTTACCGATATAAACTATACGTTTCTAAAGGAGTTTGACGCATTTCTGCGCAACAAAGGATTGAAGGTAAACACGGTAGGAAAACACATGAGAATACTGCGTACCTTGGTTAACGAAGCAATAAACGAAGGTTATATATTACAGGAGGCATACCCTTTCCGTAAGTTCAAGATCAAGAAAGAGAAGAAGGAACATAACTTCTTGATGCCCGCAGACTTGGAGAAACTGGAGAATCTTGAACTGCCGGACAGGAAGAACAACAGCCGGCACATACTGGACGCATTTCTCTTCTGCTGCTATTGCGGATTGAGATTCTCTGATTTCAAGCAATTGACTTATAAAAATCTCGTAACAGTTGATGGAAAGGAATGGCTAGTTATGAATAGCATCAAAACAGGCGTAAAACTCAATATTCCGCTATATCTGCTGTTTAACGGGAAGGCTCTGGGTATAATGCGGAAATACGACAGCATCGAACAACTGGCTGCATTAGGTTGCAATTCGGACACTAATCGGACATTGCAGAAATTGGGAAGGATGGCGCATATCAGCAAGAAATTTACCTACCATACAAGTCGTCATACTTGTGCTACTCTGTTGGTACATCAAGGCGTTCCGATAACCACCGTCCAAAAACTCTTGGGGCATACATCGGTCAAGACAACAGAGATATATTCCGAGGTGTTTGATGAAACGATCATCAAGGATCTGACAAGGGCTAACCAGAAGTATTCTAAACGTAGAAATGTAAAACAAAATCAAATAAAATCTCAAAAATCCCCGGAAAAATACATCAGGCAGTAGAAATCTATAAAAGCTATCTGTTTTATACTTGTTTTTCCGATCCCATTCCATAAAATTCGTTTCCTGTCAATAAAAATACAAACTCGCCAGTCTTGCCGTTCTATTAATTCTCTTCATTCATCTTGCAAGTAAAAAATATTGCATTAATGGCAATTTTTTAAGAAGATTGGTTTTTGTTTCAAAATTGGCTCCTTATAACTAATTAATATAATTTTCTTTTTGTATGTCGTTTTAGAATTGATATCTTTGCTATTATCTTCAAAGTCTGAGCAAACGATATATAGGATATTGGACAGCAATGATGTGCCAAGACGTCCCAAGGTTAGAGGTGTAAGAAAAATATTTGTCACGATAGAGGAGGATGTAGCTGCTATCTTAGATAAGGAGCAATCGGTATCATTATATGTCAATGAGGCTATAAGATTCTATCACAGTAACCGGCATTAATTGCCGGTTATTTTTTTATTAAAACTATATTTAAAATCACGTTTTGAATCGTGTTGTTTAGATAAATTAAAGTCATATCATTTCGCAATACCCTAAAAATACCCATGAGAAAAAAAATCTTAAAAATATACCAATACTTTTTGTATAACACCCGATGTTTTTTTATTAAAGCTTTGATATATCTTAAAAATATACCAATTATATATTATATTTTTTCGACACATAATAAGCCAAGGAGGCGACAGAATAAATTGCAGCGCAATCATCTGAACCATTATAATCCAATATCCCATCCATAAACTCATTGTATTGCGGGATCTCATCATAGTCTGCACGAAACATCACATTATTTTTGATAAAATCCAGAAAAGCAGATACCCTAGCATCTGTTCCCATATTTTTATGCATAATTCTGACATCATATCTATCCCTTAAGCCCCGTGCTATGGGGAAATAATTTTTCTCACTTTCAAACAACACTTCCACAGGAGATATGCCCTCTAAAAATGACAGGAGAACAGTCTCATCAAATGATCCTGTATATGTCACATTATCTATATATATTCCCTCATTTACATAGCACGAAACGATAATGAACTTTCCGGCATATTCGGGAAGAACATATACAAGTCTTGTCCCCTGAATATTTTTAGACATATCAAAATATCTCATATCTTTATTTTCCTGTTTAATTTTACTTCGTTTCCTTTTCAAAGAGAAACGAGTATATTCATCCTTGAATACCCATACAGTAATATATCGCAGACAATCCACCAAGTGACCGTATCTCTCATAAGACTGTCCTGTAATCTTATCCTTTACTCTTTTTTTCAGCACCCCTCCATTAACGTCCTTCTTGGCATTGTTATAATCGACTATCGAGTTTTTACATCCATCATCTACCGAAAATGACATACCCGAGCCTCCATCGAGCATGTAGTTTACAAATTCACCTGACATCGGTACGGACGGGTTAGAAGCCGGTATCCTCTCCTCAACATGGTAATCGCTTTCCAGCCCTTCCACGAACTTATCAAGAAACGATCTCTTCTCTTCGTCTATAGTGTTCCCGTTTTTTGTCGAAGCATCTCCGTACAGATACAGCATATCATTATACCTTATTGATTTCAGGTAATCTACCGCCATTTTTGAAGCCTGTGTTACCGTGTTGAACGGATCACTGGCGCATATCTCGTTAAACTGCCTTATACTACTTCCATCCACCTGGAAAAATGATATTGAAATATAAGGGAGCACATTGTTATCAATTGATATATGAACCGGCATCCCTTTAATGTAGTGTGTCGTTTTTATGTGTTTGTTTGAATCAAATGCATACAGGAACTCTCCTCCTGTCTTAATGCTTCCCCATTCTCCCAATGCGTATACCCTGTAGTAATTATAATCATGATCCTTGTACCATTGGTAATTAGATATCGTCTGTCTGTCATAGTATCCATACTTCCCGTCCGGAGAACCTACTACCCAGAAGTTGTTCTTATACGAAGAATGCAGCTCTACCGTATCCGATGGATATCTTTCCATTTTTCCCGTACGCTCATTAGCTATCATTCTAGATTTATTATATCTCTTTCCTAATATCCGGCTATAATCCTTAGGTAATAAACTCCTTTTTATCGGATATCTTACTTTCCCGTACAAATCATTCGGATGCTCATCCCACTCGTATGTATCAAGGATCTTGGTTTTTATCCACGAGTCCTCTGATACTGGATTAAAGTTGCATATAATCTGTAGGCCCTCCTTTCCTCGTAGGCGGAAACGTATTTGTGTGAAATCCTCATATTCAAACTCAGTGGCCTCTTCCATCACTATCCAGCGATATCCTGTGATAGACTTTATCTTCTCGGGATCGTCCAATCCTGTAAAATCGATTTTGCAACCATTTATACAGGTTATATTATTTTCCTTTGGAGCGAAAAACTGACTCAATTGAAGAGCTTTCATTTGGGTCTTAAACTCTTCATATACCGTATTCTTAAGACTGGCTCCAACTTTTCTCACAACGAGAGCCGAACCCTCTCCGGAGAATACAGACAACAACACGGATTGTGTCGTAGATACAGATTTCCCTGATGAGGAACCACCTCTGTTTATAATATACCGGATATCCTTGTCATGCATCGCCTCACGGATATGCCAAAACAGGGGATTAAACAATTTATACGAGAACACCATCTCTATCATTGCTCGTCCCCAATTATCATGCGCACATTGGTACTGACATCACTTTTTACTGGAGCATCCCATCCAAGCATCTTGCTTATCTGTGTAATGGCGGCTATTTTGCTATATAGCCGTATCTCTACTCCATATTGAGTATTCTTAATCGATTGGATGCAACATCGGACTGGTTTTGGTATATCATCAAGAGAACGGACAATAAACGTATCTTTACTTTTTAATTGAAGATCTATAGGGTCTACATTTACCACATTTGTAAGAAAACGCAATGCATCTTCCTTCTTCATGTCAGACTTTTTTAAGATATCAGCCTGCAATTCATTTACACGGGATGCGACAGATGGATTTCTCAGCAATTCAAATGCACGCTTACTAACGACCCCATCCTTCCATCCAATACTATTAGGGTAAGCTTTCCGATATGCATCTGTAGCATTACCTGTTTCTATATAATAATGACAGAAATTTTCTCTATTTGCTACGAGTTTTTTTCCCATAAAAGTCTTTTCGTCCGAAGAACGTACCGTGCTCCTTTACACGGAAACATTATAATTCAAAGTTACAAAAAATCTGAATAAAAACAAAACTTGTCATTTAATTCATTTTCTTAAAAGTTCTTTATCATGTAAACCGTGATCACAAGCTGTCTTATAAGCACGATCCCGTAGTTCGTTCAAATTAATATTACTCATTCCCTTATTCCTAATTTAATTTCTTCGTCCTTGATTATTTTCCCAATCTTGTCAGCTTCCTCATACCGTTCCTCTTTTATCAACAGTCTTTGCAATTCTGAAAGCTGGTTAATGTAAACAATATCGTTACGATCTGACACATGGCGGACATATCTTTCTATTTCATCCAGCTTATTCTCCATGCGTATATGCCACTTGCTTACCAAAATTAAAGTAAATGCCAGAGCACAAACGTTTAATGAGGCAAGGATGAATTTAAATATTGATTCTGCTATTTCCATAATCATATAAGTTTTAATGCTTCCTGTAAACCTGATTCAAGTGTTTCTTCGTAGGTATCCCATTTTCCTCCGTCATTTGTTCCTTTATAAGCAGAACTAGCTATATGAGTTCCATTGTCAGCTTTAGATATTTCGTATCCATAACCACAGGCACAGTTGTATATACATATATGAATGTTTTTGGTTTCACGTAACCACTTTTGTGCAATGGACTGAACGGGACGACTATAACACAATTTTGGCAAATTCTTATTCGTTCGGAACACAGATTGCATTATCCGATTATCGTCTTCTTTAATAATATCTTTACAATACTCATTAAATCCTTTCTCTTTCAACAGTTTAGCTGTTTCCAATGTTACAAGTTCTTCGGTCATAGTTGTTCCTCCTTTGTTTTAAAGTGTTCAATCAGTTCGTCTACGGTAGCCTTGTGAATGGTATCTATATTAACATCAATATCATTGTAAACCCAATAGGAAGAGAACTTGATTGCAGGACACATAATCCATTTATTCCCATCCGTAAACCATTGGTACTTGTCTGTATCATTCCTCAATGCAGCGATAGCTAGGAAAAGTTCTTCATTCGTTCCGCAATCAATCCTTCCTTTCTTGGTTACGGTATCTATATCATATATCACCCCATATAAATTCCCATAAGATGTTATGATTGCTCTTCCTTCTTCAATGCTTTTATGACTTCCATTGCCGTCATAATTATGTGCATCTAAGGTTGTATTACCAAAATTAAGTATTTCATATCCCAATTCTTCCAGCTTCTTCCGAAGCTCCTGTGTGTTTTTGCGTATAAAGCACGGTGTTGTAAATCCCATAGTTACTTGTTTTCAAATTGTTTAAACATTTAACAATCCAATTCTCTTCAATTTCTTTCTAAAATTCTTTTCATTCAAGGCTTGGTCGTAATAGCAATCAGGTTCTGTAACCGTTTCAGCTTTGGTTACAGGAAGCCCATTCAAACCAATAACAACCTTGTGTATAATAGAAGCCCTCTTGATTTCCCCTGTTTTTCGATTAAAAGAGAACAAAATATGTCCCGGATTCTTCTTAATCCTATTGACTAATTTATATTCTGTTTGCTGCTTTTGCAGATATTCTATCTGTTTCTTAGAAAGATTATCTTTTGTTATAATAGGTACTATATCCATTTTAGTTATTCCTCCTTAATTATTCGCTCATTTATAATAAACTCTCCATGAATATCAATGGGAAGCATATTGGAAACACTCGCATGATAAGTCTTACCGTCCATTGCCTTACATAGTGGATGTATTTCTTTAGGCATAGGGGCAGGACATTTTTTACAATGTCTTATCATTTCAAAATGTCTGTTTTCCTTATTGCCACAACATTCACAATGAATTGGATAGTAAAAATAAGTACGTTCCAACTGGGTTTCTTTTCCACATATTTCGCATCTGCCCCATTCTATTGAATTACACATAATTGTTCCTCCTTCTCTGTTTTAATATCTGTTACTTTACCACGATTAATAAAACGTTCATCAGAATTATAATATCCAGCAATTACTTTACACAAGGGACGATCCATTCTACATTGTTCTTGTAGACTACAATTGTCACATGGTGAACTATTCTGCATTAATACTAATTCATGCAGCACCCCATCAATTATTATTCCGTTATTTACTTCCATAATCGAATACAATTTCTCGTATACGTTTTCCAATCAATCATACCGTTTTCTGATTCTTCTACCAAGTCAAAGAATGTATTAGCATAACAAACGCGCTCGTCTATCATTATACATATCCCATCAGACGGATAATATTCACATGAAACATTACCATCCCAATCTATATGTTTTTGTGCTTCTTTGGTTATATCATCACAAGCAATCATATACTCTATGTATTTATTAGATGCTTTTCTTATTTTATCAAATATATTTCCTTTCATGGCTTTTCAATTACTCAATATATAAAACAATCCCTCTATGTATCATATCTTCCAATTCTCTTTCCGAAAACTCATCGAATGTATGTTTATCCATAGTGCAAAAATGATACCTTACAAGATGCTTTTCATAATTGATGTTTTTATGATAATCAATCATTACATCACTTATAACCGCCTCAACAATCTTACCGTTTACAACAAAAGAAAAACGTGTTCCGACATCATAACACACCTTCTTAAACAAAAGAACTTTACTTTCATTCATTTTCAATCTCCTTTCCCATAAACATTTACAAACTCGCTGACATCCATATAGTCTATACCGAAATTCTCGGCTGTTTTCTTGTCACTGTCCGAAAACTGCCCTTCAAGGCCGCTTGCATCACCAATCATTAGACAATCTTCTACCTCCAAACTGCAATCTTTCCATGTCTTGTAATTATCAAAAAGTTCTTCAAGCATTCCGGTATTCGACTTTCTCATAGGGTTGCTTCTGTCATTGCTTCCGCAATACTTAAAACGCGTATCAATGTTGCAATAATCCATTATACTGTAACTCACATACTCACATTTTACATAAATGAATGATTCCGGAAACAGACCCTTTTCTATCCCTCCTTGATTTGTCACGATAAAAATTACTTTAGGATTCAGATTCTTTATTGCATCCAGAACATCAAACTTAAACTTCATGTCCCATATACCATTTGGAAACGTCTCTCTACTTACTGTCTCAATCAACGTTCCATCCATATCGCAAAATAAAACCTCGTACTTTTTCATTTTTCTATGTGTTTTACTGTTCTTATTCCTTTTTCTGCGTTTCGCAATCTGCTTGTCTATACACCCATCATCTTTTATCCATTAATTGCTTCATTTAACTTTTCCTCAAACTCCGCAATGATACAATCTGCATCACCGCCATGTACCCAATTGTCCAATACAGACGAAAGAACTTCAACTGCCTTTCCAGATGTTTCGTCAACTGCCATATTGATCGCTTGATTCACTTCCTCTAACGTAAATATACTCATAATTATTCCTCCTTCTTTACCAATTCAACTTCTGTCGGCTCTTCATCTTCCCATTTTACTTCGGGAAATAAAGATGAGTCAATCTTAATGGGTTTGTTAAAAAAGACACATAGTGTCCCATCTTTGTCTCTTGCTATATACATATTAATCTCCTTTCTCCTTTAAATCATTAATTGCAATACTCCTAATACCTCTAGTTCCAAATACGCTATAAGTCAACGTTCCTCCATAAAACTTAATAGTGTCTCCTTTAACAGTAATAATCGTTCCACCTTTTAAAGGACCAGCTATATCATCTTTACAAGATAATAACATGATTATCATAAGTATAATTAATATAAATCTCATTAGTCAATCTCCTTTCTCTTTAATCCGTTCAAGTACATCCCTGTTGGCTTCGAGTATATCGTCGAAAGACGGAATAGGAAGCCAGGCTTTTATTACGCCTTCATCGTAAAATAGATGAGGATAATCCCTAGTTGACGTAAACTTATTCCATCTTTCAAAGAAATAAACTTTCTCAACGACATCACCGTCAGTAACAAAGTAATACCCATCCTTTTCCGGCAACCGTTCCTTAACACTTATCCAAGGAGATTGCTTCGACTGCCATTCGGCACCAGAAATAAAGTCAACAATGCAGTATGGTTCACAATGAAGCTGCCTGTTTCTGCAATCATTGGAATATTTTTTTGCTGCTTCTTCTACTGTCTGTTTCATATCTATATCGTATTACGTTAATTGATTTAAAATTTCTCTTCGAATAATTTCCCTTGCGCTAAATCTGAATAACCCTTTCTTTTGCTCATGAAAATCCGCAATAGGTATTTCGTTTATATAGTAATAGAAAGCTTCGTAACCGTCTGCAAAGTTGCGAGCAAGAAACCCATTAGGGTGAGTGTTCATATATCTTTGAACGGCTATTATCATTCTTTGAGCATAACCGGGAAACATCTTAAACTCTAATTGCATCTGCTTGTAATTGCAGAGAGGACAGCCGACACAACCGTGACGGCTCAAATTATATGGAGCGTCATAATACTTTGAATATGGTAATCCGTATTTTCGAATATAGCTCCAAACATCTTCTTCTGTCCATGTGAGGATAGGAAGAATATGCTTTGCGCCTTTCATCCATTTTCTTGTATCACACTGCTCCGGCTCATAATCTTTTCGATTTCTACTTTCGGCAGCTCTCATTCCTTCAATACTACGTTTGCCGATACCATATCTTTCTTTCAGTCTTTCACAACAGAATCGTCGGAGCCGTGAAGGAAGTCCTTTTTCTTCAACTAACTGAAAGAATGACTTTTCAGGGTGTATTATCCTCACTTGCGGATAGTGTCTCTTTATAAAGCTAATCGTGCCCGGTGGATCTACTGTGGTGTTAGCGTAGATCGCATTATACTTAATGCCTGCACGTTCAGCTAGGTCAAGTATAACTACACTATCCTTACCTCCTGAGAATCCGAGTGATAGCAGATCGTCACGTTCCATACTGCGAAGGAAGTCTATTGCTTGCTGCTCTTTCTTGTTCATTTCTGTTCAGTTTTGCTCTAATTTATTCTAACGTACTTACCTGCAATAAGTGTTTCCGAACGTTTGTCAACAAATAAGGCAAGAGGATTATATTTGTCAAACCAAAACATTCTACTGCCACAGCAGGCATCTAATATTATTTTTGTTTCACTCATTTCTAATCTGATTTACACTAATTCAATTATATCCTTCTTTAAATTAACAAATAAAGGTATTGCTGACATGCCCCCATTGTAATCCAACTGTCTTAAAGAGGGAACAACCTCTCCGTTATCATCAATTTCATAATCTGCGATATAGGCTAACTTCTTCGCTTCGGGAACAAATATACTTTCATTGTTCCTTTCATGAGCCATGACCGTTATACAGACCTTACTTCCAATAGGATATTTTTGGTTGGATTCAATGTAATCCTTTTCCAACTGAATTTTCTGATTCTTCAATTCCCTTATTTTTGAATCAATATCATTTTTCTTTGTCTGAAATTCTTCTTTGTTCATTTTTACTTTTTTTGAGGGTTATTTTATCACATCTGTTAATCGGTGTTTTTACTTCTTTCCCAAACCACGAACACCAATAATATGGCTGAAATAAATTGGGTGAATGCGTGCAATATTTACATCTTTCACACAGGTGGATTCCATTCATTTCTGTTCCTGTTTTGAGCTTTTCAGACTACATCATTAATACTAATTTCTCCTTTCAATACTCGTTCTACCTGCCGGTCAAGTAATTCTTGAAATTCTATTTGGCATATAAGAGAACAATCCGGTATAATCTCTTCTACTGGGTCTCCCCGCCACGTTGGTAGTTCATCAAGGAAGATACGACCGTCTTTATCCTTTAGGCAGGTAGCTCCAACATCACGCTCAATCTGCGCCATTTGAGCAAATACTTCCGGGAAGTCCTTCCGTATCTTGTTCCAGTATCCCATTCCCCCTTTCACGCAACCGATGCAGTTGTTGTTATTGTAGCCCATCTTGTACATGGCCGGAATTTCAATACCAGCTTTCCAAAGCATTCCCATCGCATCCGGCTTCGTAATCTGCTTTTCAATTAGCGGAAACAGTGGCTTTGTGTTTGGGTACTGCTGTTTTAATCGGATGGCTCGGTTTATCTCTTTAGGGTCGTAATCAAAGCCCCAAACTTGACCGTCCCAAGAACTAAGTTCCTTCTCCAGCTTGTAACGGACTTGTTTCTTTAGTTCGAATGTGCAAGCTGCACCAGTAGGACCATTGATGTACCGTTTTTTAATCAGTACATCTTTTACGTTGAAAAACTTATCGCTGCGAATGGTATGAATTGGCTGCCCGTTCCATCTCTCGCAATCTGAGATAAATCGGACATTATCTGGATGCCCAGAACCTGTTTCGATGTAGTAAATCTGCACATCATCATACAGACTTAGTGCTATCTTACAAGCTACTGCGGATGTTACACCGCAAGAAAACCATGCTATTATCATTTGATTCCTTTCTTTCTTCCAGTGAACTACCTACGGTTTCGGGATAAACCTCATACATGCCGATGCTTTTCCCTATTTCTATATCATTTAAATTCGGGATGATAGCATATCTATCCTCTTCAATCTTAACAAGAGAGCCATATAACCATTCTTCACCGTATATGCTCTTACCTCTGAATTTTATTTCACGATTCATTTTATTTGCTAAAAATGCCATAAATATTCCTTTCATATCCTTATTAGTTAATTAATATCGCTCCCTACAAATGCCGCTATGGCATCAAATTCATCATTTGTATACTCATAGCCGTTAATGATTATAATTTCATTCATTTCTATATCGTTTTGAATTATTTTTTTATAACTACCGCCATTGTACTAATAGAAGTGCCACTCTCTTTAAACTCGCCTGCGCTGATTTCAAACACTTCTCCATGTACTTCTTTCAGCCAGTTGCGGAAATCAATACATTTCTTTTCCGAAGCAAATTTCCAGTGTTGGCTGGTTATTGCCGCAAGGGTTCCACCCTCTTCCAATCGATCATACATAAGCCTGACATGCTCTATATCCTGATTACTGGAAAACGGAGGATTTGCAATAATCTTAGTGTAACTACCTACACTGTCTTTGGTAAAGTCTTCATCAAGCAATATTACGTTGTTAAGGGTATGAAGAAATTCTCTGTTTTCCGGCATCAGCTCATAACATTCAACCATTACAGAAGGACAAGCCCGGTGGATTGCTTTTATAAGGGCGCCACGCCCGGCACTCGGCTCCAGTACCGTATCATCTTCATGTATCCCTCCGGCAAGCATAACCAGCCAGTCAGCAACATCGGCCGGAGTTTCAAAAAACTGGTAATCCTGCTGTAGGTTGCACCGTTTACCCTCTTTCAGCATGGAAAACACACGCTCCGGATTAAACGGGAATGTGAAACCCTGTATCTTCCCACCTTGCCATGAGCCGCCAGCTTCTTCTATCCACTTCTTTGCTTCGGCATAAGATTTTTTATTGAATTGAACTTGAGGAAGTTTGAGGATATTGTTCTCAAGAGTACAATGTTTCAGTATTTCTTCTACATTCCATTTTTTACCTTCGTCAGCCTGTTTCTTCTTTTCCCCAACCGGGGCGTCAGGTGCTAACAGTGAGGAAATTTTTTGAACAACCGTATTGCTCGCATTCACGAAGGTATTGACACAGGATAGCGCTTCGATCAAGAAATCGGTGTCAACATGCCCGGTATCGTCATAGATGTCTATCCCTTCGGTCATGGATGACAGTTCATTGAGCTGCGCAACACTACCATGTAACGTTTCGATTAAAATCTTTTTTTTGTTCGTCATAACTTTTCTGCAAATAAATTCTTGTTGTGTCTACACTCCCATGACCTAAAAGGTCAGCCAGTTGAATAACATCTTTGTTTTTTTTCAGGAACATTTTAGCGAAAAAATGACGAAAGGCGTGGGCGTGCATCTTCCTTGAATCAATACCGCAATGTTTTCCCCATGCTTTCAAGTGCTGGGAAAAGCCCCGCTGTGTGATCGGACCGAATCTCCCTACTGCGAAAATCCCGGTCTTACCATGTTCCTTAGCATAAGCCTTCGCTTCTTGCTGCAATTGCTTTTGAAAGAAAAAACGTCTGTACTTGTTACCTTTACCTTTCAATGTAACCTCACCACTAATTATATCCTCCCATGTAAATCGTTGAAATTCCGACAGACGGGCGCCCGTTGTACCCAAAACCTTAATAAAGAAATAGTAATCCTTATTGTTTTTTCCCTTGAGATATTCCAACAGCCGGTTATATTCCTCTTCGGTCGGCACATTGTTCACATCAAGCTTGCGCTTTATTTTGGGACGCTTCAGTTCTATAGGCTTCTTCAGCCATTTAGAGAATCTTTCGATTGCTGTAATCCGCAAACGGATGGTAGCGGGAGATAATTTTTCTTCTTCAAGACTTGTTATAAACCTCCTGCAATTATCCATGTTTACCTCATTGGCATACTCGAAATACTTCTTCATTGATGTGTAATATATATCAACTGTATGAGAAGAGTAATCATTGTTATCAGTCAACCATATTATGAAATCATGGAGTAGTTTCTTATTTTTCTCTGAAATGACGTCAAGCTTTTCCAAAGGTTTCACCGCCTTTTCCCTTTTTCTATATCCGATGTTGAGAAAGGATAATAGATCGCATATCGCTGAGCACATTATGGAATGACGCACCATGACATCTGCATTTTCACGCTTGTAATTCAAATAACCACGGCGGTTCACTTCTTTGGTCATCTCTAAAAAATCCGTGACATGCTTGATATATTTCCCGACAGTATCATAAGTCCTGCCTGTTGTGTATAAGTAGGAAATATAATCAGTTAATATCTTCTGCCTGTCATTATTCATAATCTTGTTTAATTAAATTATACCAATCATTGCTATCTTCGAAAAAACATCTGTATCCATTAGCCGTATGTTTGCCTCTCACTTTCCGACATATAGCACTGATCAGAGAAGGAGCCACGCCAATCATCTTACCAGCCATTTGTATCGAAGGGAATACTCCACATAATTTCTCATCCTTTATCAAAACAACGCTCTTTTTATTCATGCCTGCACCAGTCTTATGCCAAGCCCCACGTCCTTTAGACAGATTTTTTATACTTCTGGCCTTGGAACGTTTTGAATGATAAACCATTTTACGACCCTTGTTGCGAGAAACACAACCCTTTAAAAATCGTCCGGTAATAAAGTCTCTCTCAAATCGCTCAGGCGGTATATATAATTCACTCATATCTAATCAGTTTTAAATATTAATCTTTTTCGATGAAAGTGTTAGTCGTGTTTATCACACCAGCAGAATCAACGCTCTTACCATCCCGGATAAACACTTTTTCTCGCATTAACTCTTCATAGTCATATCGTGACATTCCGATTACACACACACGACCATCAACATACAATTTACATTTCATTAATTCAGTTTCTTCTATCGGACCGATAACATCTATTTGAATTGTTCTTTTATTCATAATTTTCCTGATTTGAATTAATAATTTGGAATTAGTTGATAGGAGATGCGGTTTCGGTAAGGTTGTCTAAATCTCTCAAGAAAACTACTACATCTTGGATAACGGGTACTCCATTCAAAGCCGAAGTGGTCAGATTGATACTATAAATATCAATACTTGGATATTTATCGGTAAGTAGCTTATTTAGTAGCGCAATAGATTTGTCATTGTAGATAACCATCCTATCTTCTATCTCAAAACCTAACCGAGACAAGTATTCTTCTTTCTTTTCTTCTCCTGCCTTTGAAACACGGGAAGCGAAAACCATTCCACTCAATGAGATTTTTGCAACGTATTCTCCAAAATAAAAGTCACTAACATGCCCAAATCCATATTCAGTCCACCAATTTCTAAATGATGATACCATAATTTTCAAACGTTCTCTAACATCTTCGTTTGAAACCTTCTCCCCAAGCTGATGACGTAATTTTCGATTTTCATCATTCAATGAGCGGATTTGTTCAGTTAATTTCTTTTGTTTCTCTGCAAGTACACCTTCATATCCCATTCGGGTAAGAAACCTATTCACATTGTGGTCTGTCAGAGAAAGGATGTTTTCTTTCATTCCTTCGGTGAGCTGCCCTTTTTCGAGCATCGTTATAGCCAATCCTAAATTTTGCTGAATTTCTTTATATTGCTTTTTCAATTCAGTTATCAGTTCTCCGTTAGAATCTTCTACAATAGCTGGCTTATCTTGCCTGTTAAAATCAAGCTGTCTTTCTTTCATTTCTATATCGTTATGAGCCATTTGCCGACACCGGCAAATGGCAGATTATTATTTTCTCCAAAAACTGTCTCCGGAGATTGACCGGGCCGTATCATCCGCAGTAAGCCGGATATACCGGAAGAAGTTCTGCTCAGACCTGTGCCCTGTCAGTCTCATGATCTCCAATGTCTTCATCCGTCCTGTAAGGTACATGTTCGTGGCCGCGCTTCTTCTTGCCGTATGGCTGCTGACCAGTTCCCATTTCTCCCGGGTCTCCGTGACCAGCCTTCCTCCCTTCGTGTAGGAGAAAGTGATCCTGTCGGTAAGCCCTATCTCCCTCATGATGACCTTCAGATACTTGTTGAAATACTGTATGCACAGTCCTCCGGGTATGTTCCCGTCATATTTCTCGAATATCTCCCTTACATAATCATGAGCCGGGACCTTGACGTCCACATTGGTCTTCTTTGTCCTTTTTATGATGTATCCATCTCTCAAATTGTCTTTTGTCAATGTCGAATAATCGGAATATCTCAGAGCGGTCAGACAGCCTATGACGAACAGGTCACGTATCCGCTCCCTGGCCTTTCTTTTGTCCTGCCTCTCAAACTTGTAATAGTAGATCCTTGCGATCTCGTTCATCGAGAGGAAAACGGCATTTACCGGCTCCTCACGCAAATCTGTTCCGTCATAGGTGGCGTCTACGGCATAATTGTACTGCGATGCCTTTCTGACGAGCGACTGTATCTTCTGGACATAGCCCGCTATGGTGTTGTGACGCAGCCCCCGGCTCTCAAGATAGACAATGAAGTCGTCCAGAAACTCCTCCGTCACGGAATTGGTGAAGATGTCACAGTCGAATTCGGTGGAAAACCTGTCTATGTGCCGGAGGACCGCATCATAAACCGCGGCATAATGTCCGGACCTGCGTTTTCCCCTTCTCTCAAGCATATCCCTTGCAAAGTCCGTGAAGTACACCCCCTCAAGCGGCCTGTCCTGCCGGAAATGGTTGATATAGTCCCGCCTGGGTTTTCCGGACCGTGCGGGAACCGTCACCTGCAGTGCTGCTAGACACCTCCCGTCCCGCATCCGGCCAGCCTTGCAATGATCGGGCGGAACTTTTCCTTTCTCAGTCTCACATCATAATACGCGGTTGTCGCCCTGCATCTGGATATCTTCAGGAAAGAGGCTATCTCACGGAACAGATACCCTTCCTCATACGCCATATAGCAGAACAGCATCCTTGAATCGGATATGTTCCTGGATATCATCCGGGACAGGATCATCTCCTGCGAGACGCCCATCATTCCGGAGATCTCGTCCAGCATAAGCTGCATCGGTTTCTTTTTCTTGTTGTCTTTTCTCAGGTTCATAAGATTGTTTTTAAAAGGTTCTTAAATCTGTTTTAAAAGCACCGGCTCCTTATGCGGTGCCAGATGGTTCTTTTCCTGAAACTCTGCGGACGGAACGCCCTGTCACGCTTATGCCAGCCCTCCCGGCACCGGAGTCTTGATTCATCCAGTATCTCCTCCATCGCGGATTTGAGACTCTCCAATTTTTCCACGGAGAGCAGCAGGTACTCATTCATTCCGTCCTTTTCCATACATCGCGAGATTGGGGGATTCGGGATCATAAGGCTCCACGGTGGTAAGGGTAACGGAGGATACGACCACACGTCCGCTCCCCTTGCAGGCGGGACAGGCAACGGTATGTACGGTGTCCGCCAGCTCGTCCAGGTTCTCAAGAAAGCCCCGGCCGCAGCATGTGCGGCACAGGACAACATGGGGATGGTCAAACTTCCTTCTTATCATCACCGGGAAATTCAGGTTTCACATCAGCAGTGTAGGGATAGACATCCATAATGGCGGTTTCGGACACCGAGCCGATGACATAGTCCGCCAGCGTGCCCTTCATCCCCTCGTCCAGCTTCTTTACGGCATCGCGAAGGTCGGAAGCCTGTACCAGTACGGTAGTGGGGGTCTTTTTCTCCGCTCCGCTTTTTTCGTCCAACGTGATAAAGAACAGCTTACACTTGAACCAGCGGTCGGCCGCATCTTCCTCAGATGGGAACAGTTCGCTGTAACCGGCGCGTTTGACGCCCGAAACAGTAAATTCACCGTTGATATACGGGTTCATTTCTTCAATAATACGGGCTTCCGCTTCCGTGAAGCTCAGCGCGTCGACCAGATAGGCTTCCGTTACTTTCCTGTTCATGCCGTTCTCCGCCACCTTCTCGTAGCGGATGGAACATTCAAACCAATTGTGCATCATAATTTACATCTTGTTAAATGAGGGTTCTATTCTTTTCCATTGATTGTTTCCGTCCTTTTCCTCGAAGTAGAAGCGGATCACCGTGCCTTCCACCACGTTGCTCTCACGGAAGAGCTGCATGATTTCCGAATATTCGGGGTCGTTGAAGTCGTCCTCGAGCTCGTACAGGCGGGAGATGGACTTGTAGTCAAGATCCCCGGCCTCGTTGCGCTGGAGCAGCGACATGGCCAGCTTGTACATGGGGTTGCGCCCGTCATCGCCCTTCTTGCCGATCCATGCGTTCAGGTAGTCCACTAGGCGCTTCTCTGCCACGTCGGCCCTCTCGTCGAAGCCCTTGACCCGGTTCCCCTTGACGGAAACCTTGAAGGTGTCGTTCTTCACCTCGAACCCGAGCTGCTCGTCACGTTTCAGACCGCCGTACTCCTTCAACTGGTCATAGTAGGCGGTGGCCTCCTTACGGAGCCATTCCTTGAACTCCTGACCGTCCTTGATATACTTGCGGAGCTTCCTCTCCACAGAGGCGAGGAATCTGGCACGCAACTTCTGGTAGTTCTTCTTTCGATCCCCGTCCTTTCTTTTCTTTTCGGCCTGCAGCTTGCTTAGCAGGGCCTCACGTTCCTTTTCAGATAAATTCTTGATATCCATATCTGTTCTTATTTATTAGTGAATAAATTCCTGAATAAATCAGGGTCGATTATCTCCTCGTTGTAGTCAACGTTCTGTTCTATGGCTGTCTGGCATTCCCAGCAGAGATGGTTCACGGTCATGTGGTTGTTGTATTCACAGAACACCTTCCCGCACAACCCGCACCGGGCGAACATCGGCTGCACGGTGTCCGCATCCTCCCGGCAGATGTCCAGCCCTTTGGCGTGGCAATCGGCACACATGTCAGCACATTCCTTTTCGAATTTCGTCTTTTCCATTGTCATCATTGTTGTTTTTATTATCGTTTATCCATGCTATCAGTATCCATAGCATGGCATTCAGTGACCATGTTTTCGCCCAGAAGTCATCATTAACTATCATGCCCGTGAAAGCCGAGAGGGCGGATATCACATACACAAGGTGCTTTATTCTCATACCTCCTCCTTCCGTCTTATGGCCTTCAGCTGTTTCAGTGTGGCCTTCAGTTCCTCCAGGTTCTGGCTTGACACCGGCTTCCTGCATCCTCCGTGGCTCTTCAGGAAGGAGGTGATCTTCGCCTTGTTCATCTCAACCTCCACGGGATTGTCGCTGCGGTAGCTCCTGTTGAGAAAACCGATGTCCATTGACACGGCGTAAATGGCCTTGACCAGTGCCAGTTTCTCCCGTCTTTCCGGATCCTTTCTCCCGTCGGGATCGAGCAGCGTCCCGATCAGCCTTGCGGCCTCGCTTTTGCACAACTCCGCGGACGTCGTTGTCCGTCCGCCGCTGAACTGCCGGACAAGATGCCTGTATTCATCCTCGTCCAGTCCGAACTGCCGTCTGAGGCGGTGTATGCACCGCTTCTGGGCATTTGTCGCGGGTAATTCAATTGTCTTGTTCATTGCTATTGCTGTTAAATGGTTCGTCGTTCAGCACATCGCCATGATAGAGGCGTGCCCTGTCCTCGACAATGGGAATCTTCCTGCCCACATTGTTTCCGACACGTCCGCCGACTATGGCCGCCAGCCCTTGGATATGAAAAATTACCTTGGCCAGTTTGGATGCCTGCCGTGCGGCGGCATTATGCGGTTTCCCTTTCTCCTCATGTGCCAGAATGACAAACAGTTTCTCCGGAAAGTTGCGGACAAGTTTCAGCAGCCCGTATTCCCTGCTCATCAGCTCGTCCTTGTAATAGGAGGCATTGTCAATGAAAACCACCTTGGCACTGCGGCGGTCACGCAGCTTCTCCCACAAATCCTCTATAGGCATATACTCATACATGTACATGTTCGAGCACTCCTGCGGAATACCGACCTGCAGGCAGGTGTCCTGTATGCTTGCCGAAATGCCTTCCTCCGCGCTCAAGTACAGAACCCTGGCCATCTGGCGGAGATAGTTGGCCAGCATGAGGGCGAAAGTGGTTTTTCCGTTCTTCTCCGCACCGTAGACCAGCCATATCCCATGATCCTCGGGCTCGGGGGATACATAGTCGGCCCACATGCCGGAAAAGCGGAACTTCGATATTTTCTTGTCATACACGTTGCGCATGGTCAGCAGGCGCACCCGTTTTTTGGGTTTCTTCTCTTCCTTTTCCATTTTAGGCTCCTTCCTGCATAAGTATCAATGCCGATTCCGCACGTCTCAATCCGGTTTCCAATGTGTCCCCGTGCGTGTCAAGACACATGTTCACCACCTTTTTCACTATCTGCATATCATCCACATTGACCGACAGCACATCCGTGATCAGCCGGCGGTAGAACAGCAGCCGGTCATCCTTGCCGGTAGGCACGATTGAATAATACTTGCTGGAGAAACGGGAGAACAGCTCCTTGAATGAGTTCTTCCTGCTGCGCCCCTTGCCGTTCTGGAGCTTGGTACGCAATCCGTCGGATCCCATCATGAACCAGCCGCAGAGGTTCTCCGTACCGTTCCAAAGGCCATGCAGCGATTCAAGCGCGGCATAGCTCAACGCCCCCGCCTCGTCGATGATGACCACCGGGTACGGGATGTTGCACAAGGCATACTTGATACTGTCCTCCATTTCCTCGGTCGTACCCTCGTCCGCGCCGATGCAGCGCGCCAGATGGAGGATGAAGGAACGGCGGCTGCGGCACTGCGTGGCGTCCAGATAAAAGCAGTTCTTGCGGTTGCGGGACAGGTACAAGGCGGAGTATGTCTTCCCTATGGCGCATTCGTCCACGAACATCATCGCTTTGGAATGCTCCTTGCAGAAATCCACATACTGCTCGATCATGTTGAACACATCCGTGCGGGCCATCCTCCAGGCACGTTCCGAAGCGGCCACCCCAAGCAGACGGCCGACAGCCAGCCATCTGGCATCCCCGATCTTCCTCTCCGTGTCCGCCGTTATCTTCCCCTTGACTATCTCGCTGTAGATACTGGGATGGAGCCCGTATTTCTTGGCAAACTCCCCGTTGCTCCCGCTGAAACGCTTTCTCGCCTCTTCCAGGGCTTCCAGCACCTTCTGTCTGTATTCCCGTGTTGTTTCTATTTCCATATGTTATAATATTAAAAGTTTGTTCTTAAATCCTTTTTGAATGATATTTGGGTACTGTTTAAAAGAGTGTTGTCCACAGGTGTCTCTTCCAATATCTCGACCTCGCCGTCCCTTTCCGGAATACTCCTCCTTTCAAGGGATGCGATACGGAACCCGTCATTCAGTATGTCGCTCCTGTGGTCTATGACAGCCACCCTGCCGATCTCATGGTAACGCTCCTTGCTGTACCCCTCGAGCGTGTTCCGGTAACGCGCCATCAGCTCCCGGTTCTTCCTCTGCTGCGGAGTCTCCTCCAGAACGGAACGCGCCGTACGCGGCTGTGGGACCGCCTCGCATATGATCCTGCTCTCTCCCCTGAGGCAGACAACGGCGTTCAGCACCTCCCCGTCATTATCGTCCAGGTAATAGATGTCCACGTCCTTCCCCGCCAGGACACGCATGTAACCGACCAGCTTCTCGCCGGTGCACAGCGTGCCGCCGTCACCCAGAAGATAGAAGGAGTTCCTGAACCGTATCTGTCCGGCCATGCTGACACTCGTTGCCGTCCTCTTCCCCAAGGAAAGAAGAATGCCCCGCCAGTTGATGGAGTTCGCATTGTCGGGGTTCTGTTTCTGCAGGAACACCTCCCAACGGGTCATTCCCTTATAGATGCTATGCTCCGTGTTGTTCCACTTCTCGATATCTTCAAGGCACTCTTGGACGATTCTCTCGTAAGGCAGGACAGGAACCTTTCCGACAGCCGCCTGGTTGGACTCGCTTCTGGCGAACGGACGGGCCAGCCAGCCCTCACGCCTTTTCTCCATCCTGTAACGCAACGGGCGCCAGTACGCCTCGCACCGTTTGGAACGGGCACTGTTGGCCTCGATCCTGACGGACTTGAACATCGCGCCGGGCTTGAGGAAGCTGTCCGAGAAACCGGCGTTCAGGTTGCTCTCACATTCCAGCTCGTAAGGAAGCGGCATACCCCATAGGGCGTAGTTGCGTACCATCTGGCGGTAGAATTCCGTGATGATGCCCTCCTTGTCGGTGCCGTAAACCCATGCGGTGATCGCCTCGCTTCCCAGGTCCACCCCGCAATAGAACCATACACGCTTTCCTTCGGCATAGAAGAAGGGGGGCTGACGGTCATCCACGGATATGATGCTTCCAGCCCATCGGGGATGCTCCAGCGTTTCGAAAGGAACATACATGCCCAGACGGATCTGACGGTTGCCCGTGCGCCTGCGCGACGTGGCCACGCCCGACTCCCACGAGGACAGGAAGCCGCTTACCGTACGCTGGGATATTTTTCCGTACCCTTTCGGGTCAAACACCTCCCCGGTTTCCACATCCACAACCTCCACATAACCCGAAAGGAAGGCCTCGTACTGGCGGAACACCTCGGCGGCGTCAGGTTTCCATGACTGGTGCGCGAACATGCTCTCCAGAAGGGCACGGGCCTTCTCCGTCCGTATTCCTGCGGAATTGTTACCCCTGTTCTTGTTGACAAGGAAACGGTATCTCTCCTCCGCATCCAGGGCGGCGTATTTCCTCATTTTCTCCAGAAGGCGGGCACGGGAGGGGGGCAGCGTGTGCGTCTTCCCGAATTTCTCCTCCAGCACCTTCCCGAATGTGCTGTAATCACTCCATACCGAGTCGTCCAGTCCGTACATGCTTCTTCTGCCTCTGGACTGCCATTCGGTAAGACGGGCCTCGCGCAACGCCAGCAGGGCGTTCAGGACGGAGGCGTTCATCACATACCTTTCCTGCTCCTCCGTGGAGAGTTTTCCGCCGGCATCTTCATAGATGTTGGAGTAGAACTCCACGGCGGCGGCGTCCGTGTTGAAGTAAAGCAGGAGGATATGTTCCACACGGCGGGGATCGCCGAGGGACTCCCGTATGGTGGCGGGAAGGGAATCGAAGAGCACCAGCAGACGTCTTCCGCTGCCACCGCCGCGGCTGTACCGCTTGATGCCGGTGGGCTTGTCCTGATGGCGGAACAGCTGCTTTTTCAGATTATCGTAGCTGTAAAACCGCGGAACAAGCTCGTCTTTGGTGACTACCAGTATGTCGTTGTCTATAAAGATTGGCATTTCTGTATAATTTGACTTTGTGCGGTTTCCGGCGTCGGACCGGAAACGAGGGCCGCCTTCCGGCTCCCTGACCGCGTGTCCTATTTTTCCTCCCTGTAATACCTTTGTCCGATAAGGGAAAGGCAGCATACGACTGCAAGGACCGAAGCGGCAAGGTTCTCGTTGAAGGTGGGGCGGAGATTGTCCGCCAGTCTGAGCACTACCACAAGGCCGATGACAGCGGCCGCTATATGGATTATTCTGAATGTTTTCATTACGAATCATTTTTAAGGGTTTATAAAATTGTCTTCAAATTTCCGTCCCTATCCGTCACGGACCGGGACGGAATGTCTAACTAAAATTCAATCTATTACCGGTTGTATGAACTATTTTTCTTTCTCTTCCTCCAGCTCGGCCTCGGACTGAAGGTCCGCTTCCACCTCCGCAATCACCTTGAGCGTTTCGTCGGCGTCCATTATCTCCTGCTTGCATTCAAGCATTCCGTTGATGATGCGCCGGTAGTCTACATCTTTCTCACCCAGTTCCTTGCAATAGTTCTCATACTTGATCTCCGCCTCGGCCTTGCGTCTCTCGCAATCGTCTTTGGCTCCCTCGATCTTACGGTTGATCTCTTTCTCACGCAGGCTGAACAACTTGTCCACAAGGTTGCAGCCTTTCAAAATTGCTGTCAGTTTCTTCATAATCTTTCAATTTTTATCAGTTTATGTTTTCTGATCATCCGGACCTCTCCGGCGTCATGTGTTATTTCACCTTTTAAAAAAATTGACCCGTCAAGGCCAAGCGGCGGCACTGCCATTTGGACCTGGAGCCCCCCTAATAAGTTTCTAAACATATCCATATTATTATAGCCAAACCCCACCGGGGTAGTGGTTAACGGTAAGTCTGATATTCTATCTTTCATATTCTCTTATTTTTCGATTTCCTTGACCAGACGCTTCGCGCCGGCTATATCCCATATCTTGTCGACCATTTCCGCGACCTTCATGTCGGTTGTCGGTCCTATCTTCACCATCACCGCCCCTTCGGCGTCCTGGTCCTTGGGAATGATGATGGGGCAGAGCATCCCGTATTCACGCCAGATCGTTATCACGATCCTCAGGTATTCAAGGTTGATACCCATCGTATAAGTAATCATCCCTGTTCCTCCCATTCTATCAGCAGTTGTCTGTATACCGGAACAGGTTCGGGATATATGATGCCTTTGTTCTTGTGGGAGATAGCTAGCTTCGTCAGTCTGTCGGCTATACGGCGGCTCATTGTGTTGCCGGAATACACCTTGCATACATGGGAGTAGGTGACTTTCATGTTGGTGGCGACCGTTTTCAGATCATTCCGGTTGAGATAACGGCACACAGCCTGTTTCCATTCGATGAAGTCCGGACGGAACTTGGGTGCGGGAAGCGTCGGACGCTGTGTCGGACGAACGGAGTAAGCACCGGTGCGGCGGATAGAAGGGAGAACCTCGTTAGTTACCCATCTTTTGAATGCTTTAGCCGTCGGCAGCTTGGATCCGAAAATAAGGGCGTACATGCCGCTTTCATTGATTAAAATTGTTTCTTGAATAAATCCTTGATTATCAGGGACGCCCTGTTTTAGGGCGTCCTCATTATCAACGTGTTGCGAAATCGCGTTTCGTGTTTTGGTGTACCCTAGAGAAGCCGCCACATCTTTCCCCACAAACCAAGGAGCTCCATTGATTACCTTTACCCTTACATTAGCATCAATATCTTCTTTGAAGAAGATTTGCAGACCTGTTGTCTGCTGGTTGTTGTTCGGTGTTTCCATAATATACATTATTAATTAATACGCTCCGCTTTCACATTACCTTTGTTGTCGAGGATTTTGACAGTTTCATGCTTGGCGATTTCGTCAACATTGTACAGCTTACTGTCGTTCCGTTTCTTGGCGGCTTCCCAGATTGCCGGGGCTTTACCACCCTTCTTCTGACCGGACAAAACCTGTCCGACATAAGCCATTGTTACTTTAAAGGCGACAGCAAGTTCTTTCTTGCCTTGTGCGCCTAACTTAATTACTTGTCCCATATTCAATATTTATTGGATTAAAATTGCTATATTTGGCGCGGTTTATATTAAACCTGATGCAAATATAAATCATATATTAATTAAAACCAAGAACCATAATTAATATATTAATAATTTAGAATCAAATATAAATAATAAAATATGGAAAAGCCTGTAAAACAAAGAATTAAAAAAGTATTATCTTCAAAAAGAGTTTCAATAACAGCTTTGTGCAAAGCTATAGGTGTTCCACAACCTACTCTAAACAGGCAAATAAACACCGATGCTCCCATGACATTAACTAATATATTACTTATCTTGGACTATTTTTCAGACGTATCGGTAACTTGGCTTTTAACCGGTGAGGGAGCAATGCTAAAAAATGAGAGTTCTAATCCGGAAATCACAATTGCTCCTACTTTAAACAAACAAACTAGCATATCACAGCAAGAAAACGTGGTACCTTATATATTATATGAAAAACTACAAGAGAAATTATGCGAACAAGCAACAACCATAGGAAAACTCCAAAACGAGTTGGATAATTTAAAGAAGCAACAGCAGGAATCCCCAACAACAAACTCCGACTCTCATGCAGAAACTGTCCAAAAAAAGCGGAGCTCATCGCGTATATCAGGCTCTTCTGCGCAACCCGATGCCCCGACCATAAAATAAAGATAATAATTGAGTGATAATCAAATACTAATAATTTAATTCTGTTTGATATGAGAAAGATATTTAATCGTAGTGACACTCCTTATTTTTTAAGTATTATAGCTGCTATACTTAGCGTAATATCACTTTGCTTTTCATTGATAAAAATTCAGCCGGTTGAATGGAATTTAGTTGGCATATTATGTGGTGTATTATCATTTTTTGTTGCAGTTATTATATTTTTCTTAGGCTTTAATTATATAACATATGAGAAGAAGATGAGAAAAGAAACAACTCAAGCCTTAAATGAATCTCAAGAAAATATTATAAGAGCTGTTGAAGCATATTATATGTCTATTTATGAGCGTTCTAATTATGTTATAAACTTTAGTGGACATATAAAAGGATGTCTGAATGGATTGGTACATGAGCAAAAATCAAAGAAAAAATATGCAACAGATAAACTGATAAGCTCATTGCAATCATTAATAAACGAACATATGGAAGATTTATCTGGCTTAAAAATGACTGATGAAGAGAAAAAAGGATACTTGACCGTTTTGTATTCTCTAAAAAAAGAAGGGAAAAACACTGATAAAATAATAGAGGCAATAACATCTATTACCTCTATAACTATACAGGAAACGGATAAAAAGATGCTTTAAATAACTCGATCCTTTAAAACATCGCACCGTAGTTTGAACAAAAATTCAACGAGTTCCTTATCTTCATCGCCTTCGACAGCAATTAATTTATCAATAAACCCGTCGATTTGTTCAGCCGTTTTTTGTTTTCCGAAAGTCCTGATCATTTTCGACAAAACATCAGTTCTTTCTTTCCAATTCAATTTTACATCATTTATATCCATAACTTACATTTAAAAACTCCCGGAGAAATCCGGGAGCACGCGAACAACAATCTTATTACCTTAAAAAATAGACTAAAGCCTATATCCTGACACTTATATAACGAATTGGCTAGAATCACTGTTTTATAGTGCCCCGGTAATGAAACCGGGAGCACTTCGACTAGTCTATCATCACACACCAACATATAATTTGCAGCTTGAATCTATGCAAATATAGGTGTTTTATCCCAATTATGCAAGTAATTATCTAATAATCAATATCTTATTATTTACTACAAATGCAACCCAATGTACATATAGGGTGTAAAAAACAAGGCTTTTCTATTTTAGAGCCATTTTTATAATACATATACCCCAATATTCGGGCGTTTTTTTTTTGCGATTTGTCCCCCCAAAGTGTCCCCCCAAGTATAAAAAGTGTCCCCCCTTTAACACTTGTTTAACAAACAGACATATTACTCCCATGGTGACAAATCTGAGATAATATTGGCTTTAAATTGCTCTTTTAAGCCAATATGTATAGGAATGTATGGAGAAAATAATAAAGGCTGTAAATCCTTTATTTAAAGGGCTTTTAAGCAGTATTTAACCGATGCTTCCAAGTGGGTGTTTGGATAAGTCGAGGAAATTTTATATCTTTATTGTATAAAGCCTGTGCGGTTTCACTTTATACAATTCTGGCAAGGAAGATAGGCGGTCATTTTGTCACTTTATTCTTCAATATGTCGCAAAATGATTTGAAACTCCCGAATCGTATCTTATTAATTTTCAGCGCAATTCATATTAAATCTTTCGCATTTCGTTTTGCTACCCCTAGTACTCATCTGTTTTTCGTGTAGCCAGTTGTACCAATCCTTTACGTATTTCCTCT